CTCGTCGCGTCCATGTGAATATCACCTTCCGCATCCACCAAAAATTTCGCCGCCGTGTTGCTCCGCACGACAAACAAATTTTCATTTGCCGCAGGCGTTGTCTTGCCGCCGCCCGATTTTTTATACGCATCCACGACAACCCCACCGACTGCCGACGTGGAGCGGGATGTATTTCCCGTCGTGTAATAGCCCCCCAAGTTAATGCCGATGGTTGACGCCGAATACCCCGAGATGCCAAGTGCGCCATTGGTCGTTTGAAATGGTTTGATTGTACCATACGTATCCGTTTCGGTCAGCGAGGTCATACCGTGCGCGACACTGGTGCGCTTGATTGCAAATGCCTCATTGTTATTTCCGCCTTGATGGATTGTGATACTCGCAGTGGCAGCATTCGCGTTGGCGGTTTCGTTCAGAAAAATTTTTTCGGCGACATACACATTGCGCGGGCGATACGCAGTCGAGCCATAGTATCCCAAGTCGTAGGCGTTGTCTGTATTCCAAACCAAATTGGCGTTGCTTAATTGCACACTGTTATCACTGACCACAAACAACCCCGTCGTCGCTCCGGCGGAATCTGTGACTGTGCAATAGATGCGCCCATTGCGAGTGCCGGTGACGCCGCGTCCTGACAGATAAAGCGTGTTGAACAAACTTCCGTCGTCAACCGCATACGCACGCCCGACAACGTTTGCACCGGAATACCACTCGACCGAATTCGTCCCACTCGACCCTTGCACAAAGCGCAGACCGTTCGCGTCAATTGTGAGATTTCCGCCGCCCGCGTAAATTTTTCCGTCGCTGGCTTTGGCATACCACTGTGTCGTTGTCCCGTCCGTGCCGCCGATGCCGCCGAACCCCAACCCGAACAAATTGTTATAGTGCAGCTCGGTGCGGGCGCCCGTATCGCTGGTGGCAATGCGCGACCCGACAATCGTTCCGCTGGTCAGCGTTCCCATTGCCGCGCTAATGGCTGCGAGGTTTCCGACGCTGATATAGTCTGCGTAAACGAAAGGAGCGAAATTGCTCTGATACGCCGTTCCCGAAAAATTCACGCACACAATAAACATATCGGGCGCGTTGGCGGGAATCGTCGCGCTCGCTTGCAGCACGGTCGTCGAGACAGATTTTTTCCAATAGATGTATTTTGAATTGCTGTTGCCGCTTGCAACGGTGTAACTCACGCCCTGATAGGTCAGGGTGAAACTCGACCACGCGACATAGCCCGCTGACGGCGAATTGTTGGTGAGGGTGAGACCCGAAATCGTCGGAGCGGTAAAACTCACCTTGTCCGCAGACAACGAGTTGCCGACCACCGCGCTGCCGTTGAGCGAAACGACTCCCGCTGCCGTCCATGAAAACACCGACGACGAGCCGAGCCAGCCCGAACCATCGTTCAGAATCTGCGTGCGCTGCACGTTACCACTGTCATACGATTTGAAGCCCGCGCCTGTCAACTCGTACCGCGCGTTGGGACTTGCCGCGCTGCGCAACGTTCCGCTGACCGTGAACGTCCCTGACACCGAACCGCCTGCGAGGTCAATGTTGCTTGCCGTGACCGCACCGGCTTTGGTGACACGAAACGGCGCGCTCGCCGCCGTCGCATTGCCGATCCACAGCCGATAGGTGGCATCCGCAGCGTCGAGCCGCACGATGTCATTCGATGTGCCGAGCAGCAGATACCCCGAGCTGTGCAGCGTGGCGCTGCCGCCGGTGAGCGATGACGCGCCAATGTTCCATCCGCCGATTTGTCCGCTGGTGGACTTGATGGCGCCAGTGAGATAGACATTGTCCGTCCAAAGCCCATACCCGCTCAGCGCGCCGAACGTCGGGTCGGTGATGCCGGTCAAACTGCCGAGCCGCACGCGCTCGGTGGGGGACCATGGCGAACCGCTATGCGTGCGCACGCTCATATAGGGCAAACCCGACACGACCGTTTCGTACAAGAATCCCTGCCCGCTCGCGCCGTAATTCAATACGCCGCTGCCTGCGGCAAACGAAAGTGGGCGTGTGCCATTGGCAAAGGTGCAGGTATACGTTTGCGTGACGCCGTCGTTCACGTCGCGCGCGACGGTGAAATAGATTTCATTCGCGCCGCTGCGCATGTACGCCGTGTCGCCGTTCGCAAACAGCCACGTCGTTCCGTCCGCGGGCGTGACCAATTCCATCGTCCACGTGGACGATGCAGGAATGTCCATATCCACCGCGAGTGTGCCCGCCGAAAGCGTGAGCACATCCGTTCCCGCGCGCGCGCTCGTCGAAGTCGGCAGCGCAGACGTTACGCTTACATCCTCGTCGTAACCCTCTTCCGAAAGTTCACTGTTGTTTTTGGTTTTGGTCGCTTTGACCACCGCCGCGAGCGTCCAGCGCGCGTTCGCGCTGTCATAGATGAGCGTGACGGTGCCGAAACTTTTCAGCACGACATTCTTGCCATACAGCGACATCGCCGCATACCCGGCGGGCGGCGAACCTTGATTGTTCTTGAGCGTCAGTTGACTGGTCTTAGTGACGGTAACGGGATTCGCGTCATTCTTGATGATGAGGATTTGCCCGGCAATGTTCGACGGCTTTTTGATATAGTTGATGGTTTTCGCCGTCGCCGTGCCGGTTAGACGAATCCAACTGCGTCCTTGCGTGTCGAGATTGAATGTGCCCGTCGTTGCCACGTCGAGACGGTCGAACGAAAGACCTTTGAGCCACACGAGCTGGTCGGTCGCATTGTCGAAAACGAGGTCATTGGAACCGATTTTGAAATACTGCGTTGCAAAGACCGAACCATCCGGCAGCACGCGATACGGCGCGTTCGCGCGGTTGGCATAGGTCGCGCCCGCGTAGAACGGATAATCGCTCGGCGACATGCCCGCGCTGGTCGCATCCACGCCTGTATCTTTGTACAATGCGGTCGCGGTGATGGTCCACCCGCCAATGCTGCCAGCCGTCGCAACAATCGTGCCGCGCGCGGTGATGTTGTTGAATTCGGCGTTGCCCGTCACGCGGTCAATGAAATACCCGCTGACGCCTGCGACGTAATTATCACTTTGCGATTCGTCGCTCGAGTTGTCGTCTTGCTCGACGGAATCGCTCGCTAAGCTTTCTTGGATTTGTTCGTCGGGTCCTGCTTCGATGTCCGCATAGTCCGCATCGGCGAACGTCAACGCCTCATTCGTAATCGTCGCGCGTGAGCCGCTGGTGACAATGACGCCGCTCCAGCGATACGACACATACGCTTCCCAATCCACGTCATTGCCCGCGCTGTCCTCAGACCGCTGGCGCACGATGCCATTCTTTTTATCGAGTTCGTACTCGGCGCTGGGTATCGTAACCCACCCGCCGTTGTTGCCTTGCAGCACAAAGTCCCGCGGGCGCACGTTTTTGCGCGCAGCGGGACTGCCAAATGAGGGCAGCGATGCTTCGTAGGGAACGGTCAAGACTTTAGTCATCGGGATGTTTCCGTTTCTTGCGTTGCCGTTTCAAATAGCCAATCAAGTGCGCGAGGTCACGCTCTTCAAGGTCGTAGGGGTCAGCCGACCATTCGCCGCTCACGTCGTCGTACTGCGTTTCACGAATGAGCACCGCGCGTTCGTCAGAATCAATATCGCTCACCGGTTCGAGCGGCGCGGGGAAATCTTCGGCGAGCATGTATTCACCGGCGCGCACAAGCCAGGGCATCGTCAACGCGCGTCCCGCATCCCACACGCGCGCATCGTCACTGCGCGCGATGAATCCAACCGTCGTCGGACGCGCGGCAAATGTCAAAATGCGGTCCTCCCACACCTGCGCGAAAATCATGTTGTAATTGTTGTCGCCGTATGACGCGATATCGTCGAGCATTTCGCCCGGCGTCTTCCAATCACCGCCTGTTTTGTAGCGCGCGGTAAAGCCAATCGTGGCAATGCGCGAGGTGTCTGTTGTGTTGAGATATTGGCACGCGCCGCCCTGCAAAATGCGCGTCGCAATCCAACCCAAATCTTTTTGCTTGCGGACACGCAAAAACATTTCTTGAAATGAGAGCGAGGATTTATAGCCCCACAGCGTCAAGTCCAGCCGACGCTGCGAGGTCGTCGTGCGCTGCGGACGTTTGCGCAAACGATGCTGTTTCAAAAACGTTTGCCCCCAGCGATTCGCCTGCCCCGTGCCCATCACGCCGTGATGCTCGATGATTTGCCGCTGCGAAAAAATGCCATAGCGCGCCTGTGACGCAGTGTCGTTCACCGTGGCGCGCACGCGCTTTTGTCCCTTGCCGCTATTTTTCACCTGCCGAAAGACGACATACGCGCGATTGACCAACCCGCCCAAGCGCGGGTTATACACGTGATAGCCGTCGGCGCCGCTGATTTCGGCGACAAAGCCCTCGTACACTTTGCTGCCCGCGCCATCGGTGACGAGCAGCCGCTTGGTCATCCAATTGTTGACTGCCTCGAGCACAAGCGAACGCGGCGGATTCTCAATCGAAATTTGCGCGGGACCAAAACCGGCGTCGAGCAGCGTGGAAAAATTCGCGCTGCGAAACAAATCGCCATGCCGCGCGGAGAATTCGAGGAACAAATCATCGTTCTCGGTGACCGGATTGTTATAAAGCGACCAATCGAGCTGCATAGCGTTATCAATTCCCGCGAAACACGCGATAGCGCGGCGTGTATTCGGCAGTCACCGTTTGATTCACAGCGAAATCGTGATTGCCGTTACTCTGCTTTGCGGTCATCACAAATAGATTTTGCGCGCGCGCGGGAAAGATGGTCACGGATTTACCGCTGATGTCCGATGCGGGCAAAGTCATCACATCACTGCCATTCACCAAGTAGGCGCGCCGCACGCGGTCATACCCTTTGACCACACCATCGGGCTGCGCGTTCGTGCCAAGCGCTCCCGGATAACTCGCCACAAGATAACCGGATTCATCGCCGCCCTCGAAACACGGCAGCACATAAATTGTGTCGAGGTCGAATTTTTTGGTTGCGCCGGTCGCAATCGCGGTGCCGTAAATCTCAATGACGAGTCCGCCCGCGACCGTCGCGCCGCCCGTGTCCGGAGGAGAGACGACGCCGCAATCAATCAATGTGCGCGTGCTCACGGCGAGGGCGTATTTCGCCACGTCGCCCCAATCGCCATACATTTGCGCGCCGCCAATCGTCGAGTATGCGCCGGTGTAAATGCCCATGCGCCCGCGAATTTTGGTATTGAGCGCTGCCGCTTCGTCTTTGACTGCGACGAGCAGGCGGAACTTGCCGAGTTTGTCGGCGAGGTTCGTCGTGATGGTGATGCCGATGAGACCTTGCTCCGTCGTGACGCCCGGCGTCCACTGCTGCGCGGAAACGCCGCTGCCCGGCGAGAGCGCGGCGTCCGTGAGGTCGGCGACGCCGCTGCCGCGCACGGCGTAACTTTCGGCTTCGTACTTGCACACAAAATTGGCAACGGTCCCGTCGCCGCGCAGCGCGAGAATTACGCGGTCGGCGTTCGCCATCGCGGTGCGAACTTTGACGTAAAGCGGCGCGGGCAAATCGCCGCGCAAGGTGTTGGGAATTGCCAGCGAGCCGCCATTGTTCGACACGGTGAATGGCGAGCCCGAAATGGTGACGCTCGCGGTTTCCTCAAAGTACGGGCGACACAAAAGCGGAATCGAAACATTTTCGATGAGATTGGAGAGAATCGGCGCGGCGAACACGTCCTCAAGCGTGTCATTCCAATCGCCGAACATTTCGGTTTGCACGGTGTATGTGCCGTTCGGCAGTTTGGTTTGAAAATAAATCGGCGTGTAGGTCTGCCCGCGCTTCCATTTATCAAAATTATTTTTCGCGTTCAGTATCGCCTGATGCAGCGTGATGAGGTTTTGCGCAACCGCATCATTCGACGCGCCGAGCACGTCAATGACCGCGTGATGCGCGACCATGCCGCTTTCATCCGGTCTCACGGCATAATCGAGATTCACCAACGCGAAATTCGTGCCGTCGGTGAAATCACAAAGCGTGCCGCCGCCCTGAACAATTTTTGCAACGATTGCCATTTAGTGCCGCTCCAACGCGCGCCCGCTGCGCATCAATTGGTCTTCCCATTCCGCAATAATTTCGCGCGCCAATTTTTTGGCGTCTTCCGGGTCGCGCACGACGACCGTGCCGATGGTGATGGATGGCGGTCCAAAACGCGCGTTCGAGCCCCCCGATGGTGGAGGCACGCGCCACGGCACCCCGCTGAACCAATAGCCCTCGCCCGCGTGCGCGTAAAAAAGCGTGTCGCGCGCGAGCACGCCCGCGCCGCCGTGCTGCTGCCCAACGGGTGGCGTACCGCCGCCTTCCGTTCCACCGCTCTCCCCGCCGACCATATTCACGTGCACGTCAATCTCGGTCGGGATGGAGTTGATTTTTTCCATGATGGCGTCAAAGTTTTCGTCGAACGTCGGCGCCTTGACGACATCCACAATCGTCGTCACCATCTCGCCCGCCTTGCTCGCGGGAATGCCGGCAATCGCGCTGGTGAGCGCGCTGACGGCGGCATCCGCTGCCGCGTGGTCCACGTTCAACAGCGTCTTGACCGTCTCGCCCGCCTTGCTCGCGGGAATCGCCAAAATTTTCGCTTGCGCCGCCGCCGCTTCTTTATCTGCCGCCGCGTGGTCGAACGTGAGTTTGGCAGTCACAGTCGCGGCGACTTGGTTTTGTCCCGCGCCCGCGCCGCCAGTCGCGCCCGTGACTGCTTTTTCAATCTGGTCTTGCACTTGCGCCGAATTGATGTCCACTTTGGTTACGTCAATGTTGAGCGCCTGCGCAAGGTCAATCTTTTTCTGTGACGAGAGCGATGCCCACACGTCATTGAATGCCACTTCCATCGCTTTGGCTTTGCCAATGATGCTGTCAATTTGCTGCGAGACCTGCGCTTCGATGGGTCCGAAATCAATGAGCTGCTTGATTTGGTCGGTGTTCAAATCGGCGAACAAACTGAAATCCTTGAACTTGGCGGCGATTTCGTCAAGGTTCAGGTTTTGGAACATGGATTGCACCATTTCCAATTGCGCCTTGAACTTGGGACCGAATTGGTCAATGTTCGTCCCCGTTGCGACGGCTTCGACGCGGCGTCTGAATTCATCCCACTTGGGGATGTACTTGCCCGTCATCGCGGCGTTGAGGTCGTCGAGCGAAACCTGCGTGGGTTGCATCGCCGCTTCGACGAGCGCGCGCACCTTTTGCATCGCGGCGCTGACCGCTTGCGCCCATTTTTCCGCCGCGCGCTGTGAATTTTGATACGCGTCGATTTGGTCTTTTTCCCATCGTTCGATGGGGTCCTTGAGGATGCCCATCGCGCGTGCCACGCGGTCTTGCGCGTCCTCGACTTTCTTGTTCCAATCTTGCACGGCGGTCATGCCGTTGTTCGCCGCCGCGCGCGCGGCGTTTTCGAGTCGCTGCAAATCGTAAATGGGTTTGTCGCCGACCATGTTTTGCAACGCGTCGCGGACTTCGTTCGCTTTAAGCCGCACCCGTTCCATCGCCGCGGCGTTTTCGTCCAACTTGGCGGTCAACTCTCCAATCTTGGCAGTGTCCCCTGCCATTTGCGCGTCGGCGAGCTGCCGCTGCAGCTCCGCGCGTTGGGCTTGGAGCAGCGCGAGCGTCTGTTCGATGCTGATGAGGTCGTTGAGCGAATTCCGCACGGTCACGCTCGCGGATGCCATTTCTTTCAACTTGTCCGCAGACAAGCCCGCCGATTGCGCCAACCGCTCGAAGGGATTTTGCGCGGTGAGCTGATTGAGCGCGTCGCGCATTTCGTTAAAGGGGAGATTCACCAACGCCGCACGCAGTTTGTCGGCTTTTTCCGCGCTCGTTTCAACGGCTTCGCCCAATGCGCGCGCGCCCGCGACCTGCTGATTCCACTGCGGAATGAACCGCATCACGCCGTTCGTCGCTTTGTCCAATGCGAGAACGGCATCCGCCGCCGACTGCGCGTAATCGCCCAGATTCGTCGAGAGACCTTTTTGCGCGTAGGTGATGGCTTGCGCCTGCGCGAGCGCGTACTCTTGCGCGGCAGCGGCTGCCGCTTTGTTCGTCGTAATCAATCCGTGCATGGACTGAATGACCGCATCGGTCTGCATCACGGTCGCGGCTTGCGATTGGTTGTACTTGTCAATCGCGGCTGCCGCGAGACCAATGCCGATGACGAGCGCGCCGACGACAATGCCGATGGGTCCCAACGCCGCACCCGCGCCTGCCGCGCCCGCCGCCGGTCCGACGACGCCCCCGATATTCACGCCCAACTGCTCGGCGGCTTGTGCGGCTGCTCCAAGTCCAATGCGCGCTTGACGCCCGGCACCGTCAACGGCTTGGGCAGCTTGGCTCAGCTTGCCCGTTTGCGCCGCTGCCTTGTCGAGTCCCTCTCCCGCGCGCTTGGCGCCCTGCTCGAGCTGCGCGAACGCTTTCGCGAGTTTCTCGACTTTGTCGCTGGCTTGGTCGTCACCTTTGATGGTAATGGTTAGAATTGCCATTGATGTGTTTGCAAAAAATTATTTTTTCGCGGCGAGTTCGCCGCGCACCCGGCGCGCACTCAGCCACCGCAGCCACCATTCCGCGCTCACATTTTTTTCAAGCTCTTGCGCGCGCAATGGATCGCCGCCTGCCGCTTCGAGTATCAGCGCCCACTCCGGAGGACGGCTCGCGTTACCTCTGAGCCAGTTCCTTAGTTGGCGCTGCTCGGCAAAGGGGGTGCTGCCTTCTTTCCGCTCAACGCGCCGAGCATGCGGTCGTAATCCTCTTCACTCGCCTGCCAAATCAATTCCCGCGCGGCGTCGCGGTCGCGCGGTTCGTCCACGTAATCGAGAAAGAATTCGACGAGCGCATCCCACGCGGCAGGTGTCAGATTGCCCTCGCGCAGCGCGGTGCTGAATTCGGACGCGCGCCGCTGGCGCAAGAGATACCCCGGCGCGGAGGGCGCGGGCACGCGAAACGTGAGGTTGCCGATGTGTTCGGCTTGTGCTTCTCCGTTGGAGTTGGTGATGGAAGGTTTGGGCTTGGGCATGATGCTTATGGCAGCGCCGACACTTGATTGGTCACAGAGTACGCGAACCAATTCGCCAATGTCGAGTGATACGTTCCTTTCAAAGTGAATTCAAGCGTCGAAACGCCGTCGTCATCGGTAAAGAGTGCGGGGGTGTCTTCGGCGGTCCCCGCGAAATCCAACTGCACGATATGATTCGCGTCGGACGTGGCTTTGATGCGCACTTGCTTTTGAAACAGCGCGGGCGCAATCAGGGCGTCGAGAAACGCTTTGCTCGTCGCGTTGAATTCGAGCATCATCTTGAGTTCGCCGTCCCACTTGCGCTCGACATATCTACCGGGCGTAAGCGCGCCGAGATAGTGCTTGAGCACGCGCTGGGCATCGAGCATGAGCTCGTAGGAATACGACATGGTCGCCATTTCGGTTGTGCCGATGGTGCCGCCCCACGCGTCCACGTAAAGTTTCGTGTCGCTGCCCATCACGACACTCACGCTGCGGTCGCTGAGCGAGGCGGGCGAGCCCGTCGTGATTTGCTTGGCAAGCAGGTCCGCTTTCAGCATCATCTCCTCGCTCTGCTTGCCGCTGATGGTCAGTTTCGATGGAATGACGCCCGCGGCTTTGTACGTGCCCGCGCCGCCCGGGTCGTCATAGAAAGCCGTCATGAAGCGCGGCGTGGCAACCGCAACGGTCGTGGGCGCGCCGCCCGTGCGCACGTAGGGACCTGCCCCCGATGGCGTCGCGACGCCGCACATCGCTTCGAGCAAATAGCAAATATCCTCGTAGGTCGCGATTTGCGACATGCTGCCCTGCGGGGCGACTTTGGTCAGCGCAGCGAGATGAGCGGGCGCGAGGTTGCCGCGCAATTCCTTGAATCGTTTTGCGGCGACGCCGGGCTGTAAATTGATGTCCGACACGCCCATCAATTTCGCGGAATCGGTGACGCCTGTGCCCCACGTCGTTTCTTTTCCGACTTGGACGCGCAAGAGTTCAGTTATCATGCTTCATTCTCCTTGCGGCGTTGACGGAGCGCGCGCCCAGCAACATGCGCCTCTTGCTCCGATACACCGTCTGTCAAATTAACCACCGCGACCGATGACTCGACCAGCGGCGCATCTGTCCGTTCCGACGCGTCATCACGCATAGAGTCACTCGATTCGCGTGTGCGTGATGACGCGTCGTCGTACACGCGCGGTTGGAACGCGAGCAGCTGCTCGACGCTGTGACCGCATTGCTCGATGTCTGCTTGCGTCAAATCGCGCGCGGGCACGCCGTTCAGAAACGCGCCGTCGCCGACGTAGCGCAAAATTACTTCATCAGCCACTTAACACCTCGTCAATGTCGAGCGCGCATTCCACCCCCCAATAGAAAACGCCGCTGCCAAGCGGATATTCCCATGTGTCGGGAGTGAGATTCACGCTCTTGATTACGGTTTGCGAAACCAACGAACGATTGGCGCGCAGCATCGCAACGTATTGCGCGCAGTAGGTCATCAAGTCCGCGGCGACACTGTTGACGCCGATGCCCTCTTCGACCGGTCGCCACAGCAACAAATCAATCACATGCCACGTCGCTTTCGCGGTGTTGCCGAGCGCGATGAAATGCACGTCGCGTCCTTCGGATTTGGCGGTCCCGAACGGCAGCAGCAGGCGGCACGGCAGTTTCGCCGAATCCACATAGTCGGGCAGCGCGTCGAGGTCGAACACGGGCGGCGTTTTCGTTCCATACGCGACCGAATTGCTGACGCTCACCGCTTTGCTCGCCAACGTGGCATAGATGGTTCGAATGACACTTGCGCTTGGCATAAAGTTACGGCGTTTTCCGTGCAGTGCATTTGGCTGCACGGAAAACGCGCCAACTTAATTATCTCCGCTTGTAACCGCTCACCATGTCCCAAAACGCGCTGGGGAGTTTCGAAGGCATGATGATAAAACCGCCTTGCGCGACGATGGGATTGTCCGCTTCGCTTGTCGCGTTCTTTTGGCGATAGAGCCACTTGGCGAGCAGCAGCGTCGCGGTCTTGATGCGCTCGGGCGCCGTGAGCGAGAACGCCCACTTCGCGGTGATGTTGATGGTATTGTCCGGATCGTCGCCATAGACCCACACATAGCCGCTGGTTGACTTGAGTTTGATTGCATATTTCGGCGTCACGTTCAGCGGCAGCAAGGTATACGCGTTCGACGGAATCACTTCGCCGTCGCCGTTGGTCACGGTCGTCGGCGTGCTCGCCAGGTCATAATCGAGCCGCAACGTCAGTCCGTCGTCGGAAACGCTTTGATGCACAAAGAACGAACGCGTGCTGTCAACGCTCGCCTCGAACACGCGATTGCAGCATTCTGCGCCTTCGATGAAATCCTGCGCACGCGTGAGGCAGTTGGTCAGAAACGTATCATCGCCCGTTTCGGTTACGCCAAGTTTCAGGTATTCGCGCAATTGCGCGAGGGTCGCGTAGGACATGGTCTAACTCTTTTTGCGTCGCGCGGTCGCGCCGAATTTTTCCACATCGTCGGGAACATCTGTCATTTTCGTTTCGAGCGAGGCATCCGGTGGCGCGGCGGGTTGCGGCTTGTCCGCAGACAATCCCATGCCGGATGGAGCACGCGGCGCGCGTTCTTCTGCAACGCGCTCAAACCGTTCGGGATATTCGGCGAGCAAATACGCCGCGTCCGCATCGTCGAACGCGCGTTCGTTGCCCGTAAAGAGCGTGACCACATCGCCGCTCGGCAAAATGCCACTGAACAATTCCAGCGTTTTCAGGGTTTGCATGATTCGTTGGCGTGTGCGCGGCAAACGATTCATTGCCGCGCACACGCATAGGTTACGGAACGCCGACGGCGCACCAACTCACTGTAACCGGAGTGGTTGCCGCCGCAGGCGTGAGCGCGGAATTCCAGATTTTGACCGTCACGGTCGCCGCCGAATTGGTATAACTCAAGCGATTGCCGTCGCCGGTCAAATCTTGTGCAATCGAAGCATTCACATATTGCGGAGTCGCCAACCCGGTCGCAAGAACGCCGGTGCCCGTGATGGTTTGCGTCGAGCAAATCTGTCTCGAGCCGGGCGTGGCGTATTGCAGGACCTTGCCGGTGATGACACCGTCTGCGCCATTCACCTTGAACACGCGCGTATTGCCCGCGTCGGCATACATGACGACGTTCATGCCGTTCCAGGCTTCGACGCAATTCGCTTCGCCGCTGTCACACAAAATGGCGGTGCGCGACGTGGCGGCAAAGGCAACGCCCGCCAGAAGCAGCATCACGACGAACGCAATGACGAGTGCGGCGAGCGCAGCGCGATATGGCTGCACAAATGCCCGCATGTCTTGAAAATTGAATTTCGGTTTCATAGTTCTGGAAAGCAGAGCGCCAGCGCCAAAGGAGGTCAAGCCCGCTGACGCCCTGCCCGCGTGCCATCATTCATCTCGGGTAATGATGGCACGTTCGTTCGCAAACTTGTTGCGATTAGATGTTGTAGCCGATGGCGGACGCTTCGGTGTCGCGATACCCGATGCCGGCGCGCAGCGTGACGATGATTTTGGTCGTGTCGTTGTCGGGATTGCGGACCGTCTCGTATTTCGCGCGCCGCTTCCAACGAATCTTCCATTGGTCGCCGCGCACCAAGACGGCGCGCCCTTTGGTGTTCGAACCTTCGGTGCCGTGACGCACGCCCGTCGCCTGCGCTTTTTTCACGCCGACGCTGGGGTACCAGCGCACGCCGTGAATCAAAATGCCTTCGTCGGGATTGGCGCCGCGTACGATGGTCGCTGCATCTTGCCCCGCGTTCGCGACGGTGAGCAAATCGCTCAAGCCCATCACCGCCCACCAGGTCAAGTAATCCGTGAACACGCGGCATGCCTGCGGATCGTCGGCGACATAGAAACCGTCCGTGCCCAGAGTTTGGTACAACGCGCGCACTTTGGTGCTGGTCATTGCCGCACCCATGTCATACGCGTTTGCGCCTGAACCATTCTTGAGCGCATTGCGAATGATGCCCTTGAACACGGTGTAATCCGCACCCGAAACCGGCGTGCCATTGCCGTTGATGTTGTCGGTCGCTGCGGTGTCATCCGCATTGAAAAAGATGAAATCCAATTCCTGCGGCATCTGCGCTTCCAACTTGCGGCGCGCTTCAGGGATGTAATCCACAATCGAATCTTCATCCAACTCGCCGGGAATGTAGCCGCGCGCACCGAGTTTGCCGACGGTGATGACGCGTTGGTCAGTGCTGAACTTGGACGAATTGATGGTTGCGGGAATGTCCTTCATCGTCGAATCTTCATTCGCCGCCTGACCGACGTTGTAGAAGGTGAAATCCGTCGAACCTTCGAGCGGGATGGTATCGCTCTCGTAGCCCTTGGGGATTTCTTGCTCCGGGATGAAACCGCCTTGCAGCAAACGCGCTTTGGCGCGCACGACCTGCCACAGCTGCGAGGAATAGTTCGTCGGGACCCATTCGTCGCCGTAGCTCGCCAGCGTGGACTGCATCGCTTCGTTGGCTTTGGCTTCCATCGGCACATCGGGGAAAAAATCTTCCATCGCTTTCACTTCGAGTTTGCCTTGCTCGACGGCTTTGATGGATTTCATGGCGAGAACGCGGGCGAGTTCCTCGTCAATGCCGTGGCTCTTGCCGATGGCTTTGGCTTCGCCGCGCACAACCGCCAAGAACGCGAGGTCGGCGAGCGCCATGTCGTCGTATTTCGATACGACGCTGACGCGCGATTTTGCTTCGGCGGAAAACAACGGGATGCGGCGTTCCTTCGCGAGGGCGTTCAATTTTTCTTGCGCTTTCGCCTCTGCCAAGTCGTTGATGCGTTTTTCTTCGTCGGCTTTGGCTTCGGCGGCTTTTTGCTCGCGCTCTTTTTCTTCACGAATGAGGGCGAGCATTTCTTCTCTGGTCATGGCTTTTGCCTCCATTGACGGTTTTGCTCCGTCAGAGTTTGAATGCTTGGCATCGTCCTTGCTAGCCGCATCTGCACGCGGTTGCGTCTCCGCAGATGCCTCCGGCAGCGTCAGTTCAACGCCGATAGATTTGTAAAACGCTTTGAGTTCTTCCGCCGGGAACAAGCGCGGTTCCATCGGCGTAGGCGTCAAGGTGACGCCGAATAACGGATAGACTTGAATTTCGTGCGCGCCGTTGGCTTTGGCTTCTCGCCGCGCGTACTGCGGTATCGAATCCACCGATGATTTCAACGCGTGTTTTTGAATCAACGCGCGGACGGCTTTTTCGTAGCGATGCGCTTTATCAAGTTCGGCGATGTACCAGCGCCCGATGTCGTCGTCGCCGAATTCATCGATCTTGCCAATGACGGGCATCGCTTTGGTCTCTGCATTCCAGCCGTGATGGTAGGTCAACGGGCGCGGCATCGGCAATTGTTTGTCCCAAAAATCAGTACGTGGTGTAAAGAAATCTTTTTGCTGCGACAGGTCAGTGTTGTGTTCATCGCCCCACACCAACGCATACGCGCGGATGCGCCCATCGGGCAGCGCTTTGACTTCGAGCGGGTCATCTCCCACAACATCGGGCACGAACTCTTGCACCATTTCGCCCGGCGTCCATTGGTCGCGCGGCGCAAATGCAATCTCCGTGTCGGTCTTGAGGTACGGCACGCGATATTTTTGGGTCCCGGCTTTGACGATGAGCGCGTCGTCGAGGATTGCGACAATCCACATCTCAAACGCGCTGGATTCGTACTGCGATGGATAGAGCGCGTAAAACGCTTCGCGGATTTTTTGCAATTCCGCTTCAAGGTCAACGCTTTTGGATTCGTTCGCACTCGCTTGCGACGCGTTCGCTTTCTCCATCAGCGCGTCCAGCGCGGTTTGCGCGGCGTCCTTGTCGTCATAGCGCATGTCGTTGATGGGCGTGTCGCTGTCTTGCGCGGCGATACAAAATTTTCCGTCTTGCTCGACGATGTGATATTTCATCTTGCTATCCTCCGAATTGTTTGGTCAAACGCGCTTCGATTTGTTTGACCACTGCCGATTCCTCTTGCTTGACCACGTCCTCGACCGTTTTCCATCCGTATGCAGCCATGAGCCGCGATTGCGGTCCCTTGCCCCCCACCTTGACCGCGCTTTGCACATAGGGACCATAAGAAACGTTGTTGCCGACGACGACGGTCAGCGGTCCCTGCGAGGCGATAGTCCACTTGCGCCCCAGTGTTTCGCTCGTCGCGCGATAATTCACGTAGCGCACGGCGCGCCCGTTCCGCACAATCGGCGACATCCAACCTGTGCCACGCTTGTACCACCCCATCGGACGCCGCGTGCGCAGCGAAATGCGTCCCGGACGCGATTTCGACGGCGGGTACTCGTCTACCTTGCCTTTCAGATAGACCGCCGCTTCGGTGAGCGCCGCGTTGACCGCGCCCAAATCGCTAACCTTTTTGATTTGGGCGAGCACGTCACTCAAGCCGTTGAGTTCAATCGCGTTGGACATTCTCTTTTTCCGTCGCGCCGCCAGCCAGCGCGCGCTCCCAATACATCCGTTGCAAGTCGCGCACAAGTTCGATTGCCATGTACGGCGGAAACCCGTGCTCGACGAGATTCAGATAGTAAGACGCGAGCATCGCTTGCCAAGTTGGCAAGCGATGCGGTAACTTCGGAATTCATTTCGCGTTCTCCGCGTAAGTATGATTGATCCAACAGCGGCAGCGCGGGTGCGCCGGTGGAAAATCGTACCAACCGTCGCCGCGCTTTTTGCGATTGCGCGGCGCGCAGATGGGACACACGATATCATCGGCGTTGGTCTGCCACACGGGAATCATTTCGATGCCGTAGGGTTTGAGTCCGTCCACAATTGCCAATTCGCCTTGCACCGCCGCGCGAGTGACTTCAGTCACGCTTATCATCTCGGCGCGTACGGGTCCAAATAAATTTTGGAGCGAATCACGCAGGTCTTGCTGCGTCAAGCCATTACGAAAATACGCGCCCACTTTTTGCTGCAACGCCGAACGCGTGTTGTCGGTGATGCCGCGGACCAGGTCATACGCGTAACTCTCTGCCCACCGCGCCGCCTGCTCGTTGATGAGCGCCCAATCCACGCCGACGCTCGTCGTTCCAAGCAGCTGCTCCGCCGAATCTAAAAAAATTCCTTCGAGCACCGGAATCAATTCGCCCTTGAGCGATGTTGAAAATTCATTCCAAAATTCGGGATGCAAATTATTAAGGTCTGGCGGGTCGCCCAGCGCGTCCAGCAATAATTTCAACTCGCGCTGCTGCAAACGTGCCAGCGCGCGGGCGAGTTGCGCTTCCCAGTCCGAACGATTTGCAAAGTCAGCCATACGCCATCACGGATAACGCCTATCCTCACGGATAGGAATGCCACGCGCGCGCGTTCTGAAAAATCGCTTTGACTTCTAACGCAGTTGTCGCCGCTTCGAGCGCGCCGCGAATGGAATGGAGCAACGCCGGCGCGAGCGCGTCCGATTTGAATTCGAGCGCATCGGCGAGTGCGCCGTGCTCGCGCACTCGTTTCAATGCTTTGCGTTCCCACGCGGCAATGTCGGATGCGAACGCCTTTTGTTCGTCGCTCGGCTCATTTGGATGCGGCAGGAGCATCGGAATTGCGCCCAGCGCGAACGCGTCCCACTCTCCCGCCCACGCGAGCGTCACGGCATCAAAGGTGATTTGCGTGTTGGGCGTATGCAACTGCGCTAAATCAAAATTCGCGTCCGAATGTTCTCCAATTCGAGCATACGCGAGCGTGATGTGCGGCGTAAAACCATGCGTCTTGTCCACAGACACGCCCGCGCCGTCGAGCAGTTCTATCAAATCGCTTTGCAGCCGCGGCAGCATGGGCGAATCAAACGACGCATAGAACGCGCTGCGTCCGTCGGCATCCACTTGCGTAAATCGTCCGACGCCGCTCACCATGCCATTGATGGGCGAATGTTCGGCAGCAAACGCGCGCACGAGCGCGGTCAGCGTTTCGCGCGAGACATTCATTTGTTCCGCGCTGCCAAAATAGGCAAGGGTGATGTGCATTTCATCGGAAGGAGTCACATCCGCGTTTTCGCCGAACGTCTCTTGCGCGAGTTGGTGCAGCGTGAGCGCCGCGCCCGTCGGGAGTGCGAGCGCAATCATCAAGCCGTCTTGATTGCCTGCCTTTGCTTCGTCTTTGCTCGCGTTCTTGTCAATCATGTCTCCTGCTTCGTCCGCGTTCTCGGCGTTGCGGACACTGGGAGCTTGCGGCGGCATGGTGGCGGATGTGCGGATGATTACATCCGACTCATCCGAGGCGTCGGTCGTCGTGTTCGCGTTCCACGCGTTTGTAGTGGTCATCGCAAACGCGTTCGGATTGAACGATTGCGCCTGCGCGACGAGCAGATCATCCCGTTCGTCGCCCAGCGGCGCGTCGTTATCAAATTTCGCGCGCACTTCAGCGATGGTATGAACGCGTTCGTATGCTTGGCGTTCCTGCATGTCGAGCACGCGGTCACGCGCGCGAATTTCATCAAACTCCCCGACAAGCCCGCTGCCGTCCGCGCTGGCGTCCCCATAACGCGGTAAAATTCTCGCGGTGAATTTTTCTTGCACACGTTTCAAGAGCGGATATAGCGTGTATTCACGGAAAACCTTTTCGCCTGCGATGCTGTTTGCTTCCGTCGAATTTTTGTCAAGCATTTGCAAGAGACCCGGCGCAAGTCCCTGGTAAATTTCCTCTTTGTTGAATTGGCGACCGGTGATGAATTCCATGTCCTTTTGCGACAAACCCATCTGTAGCCACTGCACGCCGCCCTTGCCCGCGCCGCGCAGCATCATCAGCCGCCGCTGTGTCCCGCCATGCTCTTCTTTCGCTTCGGTTTTCATGCGGTCCCAGTCGGTATCGTTGACCATGTCGCTGTACGCGAGCGCGCCCTGTGGTTTCGCAAATTGTTTGTCGAAAAAGTTCTTATTCCAACCCGCTTCTTTCAGGTCGGTCTCGGCAGCCATTGAAAGCGCCTCAATCGCGGTGAGACCATACCAATCGTTGAGCGGATGCCACGCCTTGATATGCACAATTTCATCGCGGTCGAACGCGAGCTCGGCGCCGTCCACATTGAACACGTAACCGCGCACAAAGGTTTGACGGTCCGGGACGACCATCACGCGGTCGGGGCGCAAAATATAAATCTCGGCAGGCGGCAGCTCGGGCGAAAGCGCGTTCAGATACAAATAGCAATTGCCGCTCAGTTTCAAAAAACCGAATAGCGCCTCGAAAAACTCAAACTGCGAATCGAACTGATAACGATTCGGCGCGCGCAAGAGTTGTTCAAACGCGTGATTGACAATCGGCTTTTTGGTTTCGGCGCGCAGCTGCAGGACTTGGAATTGTGCGAGAGACGCGGCAGACTGCGACACGAGCGAAATCGCGGAATAGACCCACGACAGCTGCTGCATGAGCCGCGCCTGGTTCGCGTACAGCGATGGGTCCGGGTCGCTGACCGGACCGCCCGCCCACGAGCCCGCCATCGTCGTCACGTACTGCGCTTGCCGCTGCGCGCGATTCAATTGATTGGAAACGTCAGCCCAATATGCCATTTTGTTTTCGCATGTCTGCGCACCCGATGTCACGAATCGCGCGGAGTGTGCAGCCATGCGATTAACCACGCGATAACGCCGCGTCGTGCCTGCAATTCTTGTTCGCGCCGCAAAAACTTTTGTTCCAAGTCGAGCAATGATTGGTCGAACGGCAATACCTCTGCGTCGCTGCCCCACAAGCGCGCGGCGGATTCGGCGACTTCGGGGCTGAACGCCACGAACGTGGTTTGCGCGTCGTCGTCTTTTTCTTTCAGCCAGCCGTGTCCACGAATCCAGACCGCATACACCAACTGCAATGGCGCAACTTGGAATGTTGTTTCGTTTGGCAATGTAGGCAATGTACTCATTGCATCACACCCAATCCACGCTCGCGCGACTGCCCGCGCGCACACGCGCCACGAGTGCCAACGCGTAAGCATCCGCGCGGTCGTCCATCTCGCCCTCCGGCGCGCGCAGGGTCGAGCCCTCAATCATGCTCAATTGTGTGAACGTCGTGAAGTTATGCAGCATGGTCTCTTTATTGCGGAACGCGTCCGCGCACGCGTCGTATAACATCGTCTTGCCCAGCACCGTCGAGTGCCAGCCGTTCTTGTCGTCGAATCCTGTCAAAATTCTTAAACTTGAATTGTCGCGCAGCCAGAGCAAGACCGCGTGTCCATGATTGTTGCGCTCTATCATCGCGTCAGCGCGATTGAAAAATTTTCCAATCGTGTCAATGTGCGCCGCGAACACGGCGGGTTGAAATTTCCCCGCGAGACTCGCAACCTCTTCGCCCGTGTCCTTGTCCAACACCTCGCTCGCCGAATCATCCGATGTCGGATTGCCTTCCGCCGGGTCGCCGCTGATGACGTACTTGCGATTTGGTTCGGGCAGTTTGTAAATCGTCAGACCCGGAATGCTCGGCGCGCCTTCGGGCAACTTGTCTGCGGACAAACTCAAGTGTTCGCTGTAGCATTGCTCCAGCCACAATGCCGCAATGCGTTTGTCCAGTGTGTTCGGTGACAACGCTTCGGTATCGGTCGCCGGATATTGCTGATACAGGTCATCGAGCGCGGTTGTGCGGGCGAGAATGTCGCGCTTTTGTTGCTCGTACCATTCGGGCGTGCGCTCCGGGCGCACCGTCCACGGCAAAAAAATCGGATACCACCCGTTTGTGCCTGCCTTTGCCGCGCGGTAGATGTTTTTGAATTCGCTCTGCGGTTTCGTCTTGTCCACACGCGAGAGCAAAATCAATTTGCCGCCCGCATCAATCGTCGGCTTTGCCGAATTCATCAGCCGATTGAGGTCGGGGACCAAATCGGCTTCGTCCACAAACACAATGCTCGCCGTGTAGGAATCCCCCGCGCTCGTCGGGAACGCCCGCGCAATCGAACCCTGCGACAGCAGCCACTCATGGTCGTTGTCTACTTCGATGCTCCGCGCTTTCAAGAATTGCGGCAGCCGTTCATACATCCCTTTGAGGCGTTCGACGCCGAGCAGATAGGTTGCCTCGTCATCGCGCTTGGAAAAGAGCAATGCGGTGACGATAGGATGAAAGAGCATGGACCACAACACGAACGCGAGCACCAGCCATGTCATTCCGAGTTGACGCGCTTTCAAAATCACGAGCAGCGAATTGGAAAGGAGCGCATTCAGTACTTCAACTTGCGCGGGATACAAATGAAACGGGACCCATTCCCGCCGCGTCGCGTCATAAATCTGGACGTACTGATAAATAAAATACAGCGCCGATTTTTGACACTTGAGACCTTCGCGAATTTCGATTTTGGTCATTCATTCTGTTCGGAAGGTTTGCCGATTTGTTTCAAAATGGATTGCTCATCCTGCTTGACTGCGTCCGCAGCAGCAAGCACATCGTCGAGCGAGACCTGCGCGACGGCGACTTTGCCCGAGAGTTTGACACCGTGCGTGCGCTCGCCCTTTTCAATCGCAATGTCTGCAATCGTCTCGCGCAATTGCTGTACGAGTGGCGCATTAAATCGCACAATGTCCACGCGTTCCGCAAATTCTCCGGCGCCGATTTGTTTGGCGTCAGGCAGCCAGCGTTTATTCTCGTCGCGCACTTCGTCGCGCAAGAGCTCGGCGAGTTGTTTCAATTCCTCGATGCGCGCGAATTGGAGTGCCAGACCGCTGGTCAGAATCTCGTCGGCGCGCGCCTGATATGCCGCGTATCGTTTGGTGCGCTCCGCTTCATCGAACTGCTGCGCGCGTTCGCTCCAATTCCATCGTTTCGATTGCGCTCGCCACGACTGCGGCAAGCCGGTGCGGTGCGATGCCTGCGCGTTCAATTTTTTAATTTGCGTGACCGTGCGCGCGGTTTCCATGCGCTCAACCATATAGGCGCGATACACCGAACGGGTCACGCCGAGCAGCAGGTAGCGTTGAAAGCGGTCAAACCAAAGGGCGGGTTCTTTCGTTTGACGCGCCCACGGTTGGGTAGCGTCGTCCATACAACATCACGCCCGTGCGCTGCGCCAAAGCGGACACACTTCCGCGCGCCGTTTTTGTTTGGTCATAATCCAACCCGCGACATATACTTCGGGCACATCCTCGCCGTCATCCAGCAAATCGAGAAAGTACGCGCGCTCCAATTGCATGCGCACGTATTCGGCGCACGTCCAAACGATTTGCCACGCCATTGCGCGTCACGGCTCCAAGATGCGCGCCTGCGCGGCAACTAAACGCGCGCACCAGGGCTTGAGCGTTCCGCCATGCGTGGGATTCGGCACACCAAGCCAGTCAACAAAAAATTGCATTCGGTCGCCCCACGTGACGGACCATTCGTCCGCCGTCGCGAGGTTGTGCGCGAATCCGAAACGCGTATCGAATTTGATTTTCGCGAGCGCGACCGCATCGGCGGGCAAACCCACTTCGAGCGCAACGCAGTACAACGCGGGTTCTTGTGCGAGACGGTCAGCGGCAGGCGATTCCGCGTTCGCAACGGGCGCGTTCGCCATCACCAACGCGCCGCCGAGCAGCAAGACCGCGATTACAACGCCCACGCGCGTCACAGTTGCCCATGCGGGATTAAATCCGCGCTGATACGTGATTTGACTGCCAACAAACACAACGATGAAACCAATGAAGGCACGCCCCCAATCGGGCACTTGTGAAAAGAGTTCTGCCGTCGCCAGTACTTTGAGAGATGTCAGTGCAGCGCCGATGAGTGCAGTCAGCAGTACGACGACCCACGGCTTGAACGGCGATTTCCATTCCGTCCACGCCGTAATCATTTGCAGCACATACGCGACGCCGCCGCCAACAATGAACGCAATCAGCAAATCGAGAAACGCGGATACCGTTTGCGCCAACTCGGGCGCGCCCGTCGGCGGGGTCTGCGCGGGCGGCGCCGCATGCGTCAACGCGGGGGTGAGCGCGCCGCCGAGCACCGCCAGCACGAGCGTCAACGCAATCACCGCGACGCGGACCAAACGAGATGAACGAAACGCGAACATGGGGAATACCTCCTATGTGTGAAAGATGAAATATGCGGCAACGCCGCAGCCGATAATGACAAGCGTGATGCCAAGCCCAAGCCAACGCAATGGAATGCGTATTTCCGTCAGAGGGGATTTAGGCGTCATTGTTGTTTGCTCTCATCGTGCTTGTCGAATCCTTTGGATTCGGCGAATTCGATAAATCCGTCGTCAATTCGCGAATTTCAGGGGGCAGAGGGGGAATCTCGATACCACTCTGGCGTAATTGCGTGCGCAGCCACGCGTTTTCAGTGCGCAGCGCAATGACTTGCGCCTGCAAATGCAGATTCTCATTTTGTAAACGCGCGTTCGCGGTCGAGAGCTCGTCCACGCGCCCGGAGAGACGCGCCACTTCTTCACGCAGCGACGTAATTTCGTCCTTGCGCGCTATCGTGTGCGCCTCCGATTCAATTTTTTTTGCGTTTGCTCGGGATTGGATGTATCCCGAAAATGCCGGGAAAAATGCTATCACTGCCGTAATCACGCCCCCCAGCGCAATCAGAATCGCTGCATCAATGACCATGAAATTATCCCGTCGAATCGAACGCAACAAAAAAGCCGCGCGGAGAATTTCTCCGCGCGGCTTTTCATTTTCAATGTCTAAGCCGTGCCGTCGGTACGTACCGGTGGGCGTTCAGCGCGCTAGACGGGTCACGTCCTCGCAGCACCTAGCCAATTAAATTGCAGGTTTCTCCTGTGCGCTTTGCCGCACGAGAAACCGCACTTTCAATTCTTGATGCGGTCTTGGATGTCAATTTGGGGAAGGATGTTCCCTTTGCGTATCCTCACAATCACATCCGCATCCGGGTAAAACTCGTGGACGCGCGTTTGCAGCAACGCGGCAACGACCATCGCCGCCATAGCGATTTTGAAAGCAACAAATTGGGCAGCCGAAAACGGAGCGTCCATCGCACAAACATTCTAGCACGCCGCGCGCGCGCGGTCAAGACACTGAATCAAGACCAAATTCCTATGTCTTGTTCTACTCCGTCTTGTCCGCAGACAAGCTGCCATAGGTTTGCTGCTCCCATTCCATCACTTCGCGCGCGGCACGCACCAAATCATCTGCCGTCAGACCAACGTCAACGCCGATGCGTTCGGTTTCGACACCGACGGCGAGCCGCGCCAATTTACTCGCCGCCTCCAACATGCGCGCGGCGTCGGCGAGTTTCCAATTTGCCGGGTAAACCTCTGTGACCACCGTCTGCCCGCCGTCCTGCGTCGAGCGCACCGTTTTCGCTAATGGGAACACGAGCATTTGACGCACTTTGTCCAACAATTCTTGCGAAAATTTCCACTCGTGTTCGCGCAATTCATCGCGCCGGCGCGCCCATTCTGCCACGTGCTGCGCGCGTTCGTGTTCGTCAAATTGCTCCGCGCGTTTTGCCCATTCCCAACGTTCCGCCGCCAGACGCCACGATTGCGGCAATCCCGCGCGCTTTTGCGCGCGGTTCGCGCCATTCCGCTCGCGCCAAGCCGTGTATGCCGCATAGAGCGACCGCGACGAACCGAGCAGCAAGTAAGTTTGAAATCGGTCAAACCATTTGTTCGGCTCGCCCTCGCGTCTTTCCCAAATCAGCGAAGGCGATTTTTCCGCTTTCGCGTCCATCACTTCACTTTCGCCTGTCGCCGCGGCACTCGCACGCTCTTGACGCGAATTCCACTCTCTTTGAAATAGACCTCAATGAACTTGCCCCACTTCGTTTGAATCAATTCACTGTCTTGCATCTCGCGCTCGAGTGAACGATTCACCGAGACGCCGCCCAACGCGCGCAGACGATTCGGCGATTCAAAGTGAAAGCGTTCGTCAATAAAGATGATGCGATGCTCCTGCAAATGTTGCAGTGACAAATCCATATCTTCGCTGCCGATGGTGATTCGCTCGTCATAGCGGATACCGCGCCCGATGACACCGAACACGGTTCCAACCCAACCGTTGAAGCGCAGCGGGTCGGTTGGTTTGAATCCAAACACGCCGCCGTCCTGCGTGAACCCAAACAAACGCGCGCCAATTCCACGCGCGCATTCGTGCGCGTTCTCAATGATCTGCATCACATCATTGGGTTTGCGATAATGCTTGATGACCTTGCCGACTTTGCTGTACACGCGTCGCACATCGTCGTCAACCATGACGAACGATTCGTCGGCGACATTGTCGAGCAGCCAGTTGCGGATTTGCGGCAGATAGCGCAGCGGCGGGTGGGGCAGTAGGGTCGCTCCCTTGTGGGCGACCTGTGCAATCACCGGCGCGTAATCGTCTACCTCGCGCTCGTCAACAGACACGACGGCATGAGGAAACAACGCAAGCGAATACTGTGCGATGGTCTTGGAACGCCCTTTGCTTGGAATGATAACGCGAATGGAGTTCATTCGATTCATACTTTGGCTTGGCGGCGTTTGATTCCCCCCACATTCAACACCAAATCTCCGCTCTTGCCTGCGCGGACGTAATGACCCCATTTGCGCTGCATGAAATCCATCGCGCCTGCTAAATCCTCGCGCGCCCGATTGACTGCGTTACCGCCGCCTTGTCGCAGCGGCGCGACGGATTCAAAATGAAAACGCGTGTCGCAGTACACAATGCGATTGTTCATCAACTCAGTCAGCGATGTGTCCATGTCGCGGAACAATCTGCGTTTCGGGTCACTCCGCACCTGCTTCCCCACGTACCCGTAAATCGTGTAGAGGTTCGCAACGAATGAGAGCGGGTCTTGTGGTTTGAAATGTTTTGGGTTTGCGGAATCGGTGAATCCAAACATCCGCGCGCCTGCGCCGCGCGCCGCTTCCGCGCAATTCTCGACGATCTGGAGTACCTCGGCGGGATTGCGGAACACGCGCACATTGTTCCCAACAAACGAGACGCAACGCGTGATGTCGTCCTCCGCGACGACGAGCGTTTCATCGTCGAACGCGTCCACAATCCAATTCAAAATCTCCGCAAGAGATTCAAACGGTGGATGCAAAACTAAATTAGGCGTGACGTTTCTGTACTCGTCGCGCTCGCGTTCGTCCACTGTCACGATGGCGTCGGGAAACAGTTTCAGCGTCCGGTTCGCTATCGTGTCCGCGCGTTTCCGGCTCGGTATGACTATTCTCATGCGTTGGTTCTTCTTTCGCGGGTTTCGTTTGATTCGCGTAATTCGCGTTCTGAAATTCCAACTGTTGTATGCGCTCGATGACTTGTTTGCCGCTGACAACGCGACACAAGCCAATCTTGTTCGTCTTGCGCAAATCGGCGCGTCGCTCCAGACCGAGCGTGTCAACGGCAGCCAACCAATCCAACTCATTCTTGAACATGAGCAGCACATAATCGTAATGCTCGAACGGCATCAACTCCATCGCGGCGGGACCGGTCTTTTCTTTTTTGCCGCCTTCGCCGTCCTCGTCTTCTTCGCCGATGCGCTGCGCTTCGAGTTCCATTTTGCGTAGCAGCTCGCGCACCATCAAATCATCTGTGTTGACGCGGTCTGTTAAATCCAACAGGCGCGCTTTATTCATTTCCGCCATCGCCGCGAGCGGGTCGAGCACCAGCAGCATCTTGTCCGCTTCGGCGTCGCTCAAATCGGTGATGGCGACGGTCCACTCTTCGTCCGCATCCAACGCTTTCCGCAAGTGACCATCAAACAGCGTCAATTGATTGTTGTTGCGCGCGGAATAATACGCGAGCAACACATCCGCTTTGCCGACTTCATTCAAAACGCCGGTCATGGTCTCACGCTGCGCGTCCGGATGCAATCGCCAATTCCCCTCATTGTCGAGTAGTTCCCGTGACTTTACTTTTTTGACCTCTATGATGCGGTCGCGAAATTGATTCATTTCTCTCTCTCTTTCGGAACTTTTTGCTGAACATCTGTTGTATTGACGTTCCTAGAACGCGTGTGCTAGAGTCAGACCTGCAAGACCAAATCCCATTCTCTCAAGGAGCAGATACATGCAGACTTATTCAGCGGGAACACCCGCCCGGTGCAAGCGCTGTCAGGGCAAATTTGATTTGTCCCATGACCGCGAAGGATATGAACTCGGCAGCAATGCCGCCGCGCGTCTTACCGAGTTCGCCACTTGCCCGCATTGTGGGCAAATGGATTGTCACTGGGTCTACGCCCGGGACCAACAACCCCAACCTCAAGCGAAGGAGCAATAGACCATGCAATACCAAGCCAAAACCCAAAACGGCTACAACCTGATGGAGGCAATCAGCGCGCTCCAAAAGGAAATTCGCCGCGGCAATGAAGCGCACGCGTACTACTGGGCGCTCGAACTCACGCCGCTTTACGAAGCGTATCTCTGGCGCCGCCTCGTCGTCATCGTCAACGAGGACATTGGCATCGCGAATGTCGCGCTGCTTTTGCTCGTGCCGCAGCAGCGCGCCGCGTTTTTTGAATTTCGCTCGACGCGCAACGGCAACGGTTCGGCGAAACTCATTCTGGCGACAACCATTCTCGCCATGTGCCGGTCGCCGAAATCTCGCATCGCCGACGAATTCAACACGGTCGTCGAGCAGGAACGGCGGCACGGCAAACGGTTGGACATTCCCGACTATGCACTCGACAAACACACCGGGCGCGGGCGCAAGATGGAACGGAGTTACGAGCATTGGCTTGACGAGGGCTGCTTACTCGAACCGCTCTCGGACATTGAAAACCCCTACGTCGAACGGGCACGCGAATTCTGGATACATGACTTTATTCGCGGCGACGACTGGGGCAAAGCCGGAAAGAATTCTCAAGACGACCAATCGCAACCTGCGCTGTTTGAATAGCGCAGGTTGTTTCATTTCCAAAGGCGAAATGTCAGGAGACCCATGAAAACGAAACTCGACCAAATAAACAATGTGCCGGTGAAAGTCATTCGCGCCGGCGACAACGACCGCACCGTCTTCGACGCGAATGCCCTGAACGCGCTCGCCGCCGATATTCAAGCCAACGGGCTCGCACAGCCGATAACTGTCCGTCCGTTTACGGACGGACCCTATCAATTTGAAATCGTCGCGGGCGAACGCCGATTCCGCGCCGTGAGTTCGCTCGGTTGGCAAACCATTCCCGCCATCATCCGCGAATACAACGACGAACAAGCCGCTGCCATCATGCTCTCGGAAAATGTGCATCGCGTCGACATTGACCCCATAGATGAAGCGACGGCGTACAAAAAGCGGATGGAAAAATTCGGCTGGACGGTGAGCGAGACCGCCGAGAAATCGAACCGCAACGCCAAGCACGTCGCCGCGCGTTTATCGCTGCTCAATCTCATACCTGACGTGCAAGAATTGATTCGCACGAAACAAATCACCGATACCTTCGGCGAAGTGATGGCGCCGCTTGACACCAACCGCCAGCGCATCGCGCTCGCCTATCTCACCGGGACCGCCAAGCCGGTGCTCAAAGAATTCAAAATCCTCTGCGGCAATTTGCTCGCCGAGCAAGCCAATGAAACGCTCTTTGACCTCGCATCCTTCACCAATCCCAACTCGGCGATTCAACAAGCGGTGGACGAACGCAATGCCATTCGCAACGCCAATTACGCGCGGCGTTTTCCGCTCGACGAACGCTTACCCGAAATGAAAAAGGTTGGCGGTATCGGCGAATCGTTCGCGGCGTACCTGCAAATGCTTCTCACCAGCGACGACCCGCACCTGCGCGACGTGGCAGCGCCGATTGTCGGCACGTTGTACGATTCGATGCTGCGCTACGGCATGGCATTTCCACCGAACAAAGCCAAAGGCAAAAAACAATAAAGGAGTGAAACAAAAGAGCGGCGACCAATTGGTCGCCGCTCTTTTGTGCGAGTAGGCGTGATTTCGCTGTGCAAAATCATTTATCTTTGCGAGTATGCAAATCAATGTGCAGGTCCCGCATTTCGCCGTCGTGAATGACAATGCGAATTTCGCCGAAACCAATCTCGCTGCAAATCTCTTCGAACGAATCCCACTCGATGAACTTGGACCAAAGCCAACGCTTGAATTTGTGAATTGCGCTTTCTGCCTTTGTTTTGCGTGGCGCTGCCGTCGCCATGTAATTTCCTCCGTGTCGTGCCGCGCGGTGGCGGGAGAAATGAAAAAGCGCCGCGCGAAATATATCGCACGGCGCTCCGTTGCATAGAGTAGCCGAACTCTCTGTATCCACGTTGCCCTTGCCCATCGGTGTTCCGGCAGGGCAAGGGCATGGTCAGGAGACCCACCCCCAACCGCAAAAAATTTTACCACGCGCCGCGCGTTGGGTCAATGCTTTTGCAAGTGCTTTGGAGATTGCTGCACATCTGTCCGATGAACACCTGTTGTATTGACGTCAGGAGATTGCGAGTGCTAGAGTCGGACTGTGCAGTAACGCACACCAAAATTCAATCGCTGCGAAACGCAGCAAAAGGAGACCCAAGTATGGCGACCAACGCCAAAACCCAACCCAAAGCGGAAAGCGTCCACGTGACGTTTGTCCCGCACGCCGACAAGCCGGAGACCAAGAACTGCTACCGCTTGGACGAAGTGACCGACGCAGGGATGCCGCCCAAAATCGGCACCCTCTACATCCAAAAGTGGGCAGTTGGCAACAAGCTGCCCGAACGTCTGACTCTGACCCTCACGGTCAACTAGCACGACTCAGGACTGCCGCCCATGTGGGCGGCAGTCCTGTTTCCGCAAGGCAAATCAGGAGACCCAACAAATGATTCCTGTTACATCCTCATTCATTCACGCAATTGGCTACGACCCCAAGCGCAAGACCATCACCGTCGAATTCAAGCGCGGCAACGGCAACTACTCCATTTATCAATATCGCGGCGTCGCTGTGCAGACGTTTGCGCGATGGCTCAAAGCCAAAAGCAAGGGCGCGTACTTTCATCGCAACATTCGCAATCGCTTCGCGTGCAAGCGCATCGCGTAAGGAAATCCAATCATGCGACGCCGACCGACCATCACCGTCCAGCCCATGGGCAACTGCGCGCCCTGGCTGCCCCCCGAAAAAGCAATCATTCGGTTGCGCGGCAAATGGGTTGCACAAATCTTTGCACCATACACCCAACTCCGTGTCACACGTGAGGAACGCAATGGCAACATCGTCTTGGTGCTCGAACCGTTGACTTTGGCAAAAGGAGATGAACCGCTCAAGCGAGAGTAGCGACCTCACCCAACCAAACCCGTTGTAATCAACGGACAAACCTGTCGAGCAACGTCTCGACCAAAATTCTTTCAGGAGACCCAAAGTGAATACCAAACTGCAAAAAGAAAACGCGCGCATCGCTAAAGCCATACAAGCCAAATCCGCGAACGCCAAGACAAATGTCGTCAAGACCAAATCCGTCAAGACCGCAAAAGCGCAAACGCCCATCGCACCCGCTCCGAAACCGCAAGCGCCTGCCAAACGCGCGGCGCGCAAACAAATCACGCCGAAACCAACGCCGCAAACGGAAGAACAAATCATCACCGCCAAAGCGGAATTGCTCGTCCAGAATGCGGAGATGGAACAAGCCGCACGCGACCAAGCCGCAATTGACGCCGCGCTCGAACTCGCGGCGGATGTCACGGCGAACTTGTCTGCGGACAAGCCCGCGCCCACGGTCCAAGCGGAATCGGTCCCATCCGAAAAAACGGGACAACAGATTGTGATACGCGCCGGCGCGCTGAAAGCCGCGCTCAAAAACGTGGACCGGGCGCGCGGCAAAGGGTCGAGCATTCCCGTGCTCTCGCACATCCTCATCGAAGCGCTCGACGCCGAGTCGCTGCGCTTTACCGCAACCGATTTGAATTTCACCCTTTGGCATCTCGCGCAAGCCAAAGTGCTGCGTCCAGGCAAAGTGTGCGTGCCGCATTTGCTCGGCGACTTGCTGGCGCGCGTGAACGACGATGTGTTGGTCACGCTCACAACCGACGCCAAAACCTACCTCACGCGCATCGAAGCGGGACGTTTGAATGTGTCGCTCAAGTCTCTGGATGCCAGCGAGTTTCCCCCCGCGACCGCGTTCAACGGCAAATCTATCGTCGTCGGTGCCGATATGACGCACGAGGCGGTGAACGAAATCGTCAAGCGCATTGTGCCGTGTGTGGCAACCGACGATGCGCGCCCAGTCTTGCAGGGTGTCTATGTCTCTGGCAAATTCCCCGCCACGTCCGGGCAAAACGTGACGCTTGAATTCAGCAGCGCCGATGGGTTTCGGCTCGCGGTGCTCGAACGCGATGTGACCCTGCATTTCGACGCTGACCAACCGCTCGATTCACTCGGTCTGATTGTGCCCGCCAAAGTGTTCGCGGAAACGTTGAAAATCGCGACCGACGAGGCGAAACCGATTCAGTTCCTCTTTCATCTCCAACTCGACAAGAAAGGCGTGTTGGAATACGGCATGGTTCAGGTGGAAACGAACGCGGGCGGATTACGCATGAATCTGATTGACGGCAATTTCCCCGACTTTAATCAAATCGTTCCTAACCCTGTGCCGTCGCTGCCGTATCTCCCGCTCGCCGTCGAACCCGCGCTGGCGGCGCTGCAACGCGTGAACCTCATCAGCGAAACGCACTGCGCGCGGCTCACGGTCAAAGCCGACCATGTGCTCGTCGCCGCATCGAGCGCGGACACGGGCGACGTCGCCGAAATCATTCCCGCAACCTTCGACCCCGCGTGGCAGCCCGAAGAAAATTTCGAGATTGCGTTCAACGCGGATTTCTTGAGCGATGCGCTGCGCGCGGCGGCGTTCAACAATGGTGCGCACCCCATCGCCCTGCGCGTCACAACGTCGAGCACGCCGGGCTATATCGCCCTGCCGCGTTATCGCCATGTGATGATGCCCATGCACATCGGCGATACGGTTCAACCGAAAGCGGACAAACCCACGCCGACGAACGAAACGCCGAAACCCGATGAGACGCCACAAGCCGAACCCGACGCTTCCGCACCCGTGAGCAAAGCAAAGCCGGAATCAGCGGCGTCGAAAGCAAAGGCAAAGGACAAAGTCAAACCCGCCCCCAAGACGACGAACGCCGCGACCAACAAAAAATCGAAATAGTTTCAGACGACTGCCTGCCACAAGTGATTGTGGCAGGCAGTTTCGCTTTAGACAAAGGAAACAATCATGCTTACCGAACAAGAGCAACAGCAAATCGCGGAAATGAAACAAGCAATACGCGCATTGGACGGTATCACGCCCGGACACGCTTACGAATTGGAATGTTCGCTCGACATCCTGCTGCGCGCCATGTCGCAAACGCCGGAGGAACGCGCGACGTGGACGCACATCACCTTCATCATTGACAAGGACATCTTCGAGAACGCGGGCTATGACGTGAGCGAACTCACCAAAGACGCTCTCGACGAGCTCGCCGATTCGATGAAGGATTATTGGATTGGGGGCAAGGAATGGGACCGCGCAATCGAATACGCCGCGCGCGGTGTACTTGAATTCAAGGAAGACAACGATTGCGAGTGCTGCAACGTCGAAGACAGTTTTGTTGCAGACCAAGACGGGGCGTGCGCAAAATGCCGGCACGAACACACAGACCATTATGGAATGCGAGGCGAAGATGAAAACGCGGAATAAATCACAGCAGCCAAACCTCTTTGCCGCATTCGGTTTGAATGTGTTTGGTGTGACCGAAGCGCAAACCGAATCCGAACCGCCAAAACTTTCAGCAAGAGAAGACCATCGCGGGCGCGTGATGATTGAAACCATGCTGCGGTGCTTTAGCAATCCGACGATTTACTGCGCACAGCCGACGAGCGCGGTCCCGCCGCCGCTCGAATGGTTGAAAAAGAACCGCATGCTGATTGAACTCGAACGCGCGGCGCGCCTGATGAAACTTGTCAAGCGCAATCCCGACGCGTCGCTCGACGAAATCCGCGCGTGCGCCACCCTTCTCACCAATCCTGAAAAGGCAGGCGTGCTGTCGGTCATTTCGGGGATCGTCCCGCCCGGTCACGAGATGGGGGCAGAATACCTCCGCGCGTTCGCGCACTGTGAAGAGATGGAAACGATTCTCAACCTCTTTGGGGATATGCCGCATGATGTCATCAACCTCTCGGACGTGGAGCGGTTCTACCAGCTCTACGGCGGGCAGGGGAATTGGGGCTGGCTCGACGATGAGGAACGGCAGTGGATACGCGACTTTAACAAACAGGTGAAGGAGGCGCGCAAAAAGAAAACCGCTCAAGGATGAGCGGGCGCAGGTTTCGGCGGATCGAACGAACTGAAAAAGCGAGAAATGTTTCTTGCAGTATCCTCGTGAAACCTGCAAAAAGTATAGCAGCTTTCCAAAACGCGTCAAGCCAGTCATGACTTGACGCGTTTCTATTTTAATCAGAATTCAAGTCGGCTTCTACTGTTTCAGGCGGCGGCAACGGGACTTTGGTTTCTTTGAGCATTTGAGACAAGGACGCGTATCCCTCGTCACTCAAACCAAGCGGATTACGTTTTCGCGGAACGCCGTTGCCGCGCAATGCGGTTTCGCACGCCCACCAAACCACCGGATCTATTTCCTTGTCTGTCATATGACCGGGAAGTTTGACGGTATCTTGCAATGCTTTAATTTCTGCGTCGCTCATTGCATTGATACGGTCACGCAGGTCTTTCGGAATATCGTAAGAGGTAAGTTTTTGTGCCATTGGTTGGGTCTCCTTTTTGTCTTGGATACATACGGGATGTCCCGCAATCGGTTACACATCGCTCGAACGATACTCGATACGGCAAAATTCCAAAGCATCAAGCGACACTTGCGTATCCCCGTTGATGCTCGCCCGCGCACTCCACCGCGCGGGCGAGCGGCAATCGCGAGTCCGTCCCCTTGCCAGAACTCTTTGCGTGGTTCCGCAGGGTCGAACAGGCATCGTTCAAAATCTTATTCGTGACAGGGTGCCCGCACAGGTTGATGTCAACCTGTGCGAGATGGGACAAGAAAACGACGGCGCAACTACTTGTTACTCCTTCGGCGCATCATTCAGAAATTGCGACAGCGTAATGTCGTAGCGAGCGCGCACGGTGCGAAAGATGGTTGCCTTCGAGTGCAGTTTGTCTTCATTACGCTCAAAGACAAAGCCGCGCGTCCCGGCGTCGGTCGCCACTTCCGCGTCGGCGACTTGGTTGGCGAGCTGCACGCCAAGTTTCATGCCGTTGCGCGCGACGACAATGGCGCGCGTGTCGGTGGCAGCATAGTAATGCCGCACATCGGCATAATCATTTTTGTTCGCGGAAATTAGTGCGAGACGCCGCAAGCCCGCTTGGTCAAGCAAAATGCGTTGCTTCATGTTTTGCTGCGCAAAACTGAAGTTTCCCAACGGGAAACATTCATGCGCCCGGCTCGTTTCGCCCATGGTTCGTCAACTCATCTGCCGCGCGCATCGCCTCCGCGATTTCGGCATCCCGCTTCTTTTGCCATTTGGCGAGCTGCTTTTTCCAAAGCTCGATTTGCACGTCATCCTGTCTCTCGAATGCTTTCACCGCTTGCGAGATGGTACAGAGTCCTGCGCGCTCGAACGCTCGCGCGAGTTTGAATTGTTTGTCGGTAAGGTTGGTTTTCATTTGGGTCTCCTCATTCATATTCTATCACGCGAACGCGCTCAAAATGGCAATCTCTTGAAAAAATTGTTGCGTTGAACGCGTTCGAGCGCGATTCGTTACTCACTCGCGTACTTTGTCGCGACTGCCTTCACCGCTTCGACCGCCTGCGCTTGCTCCACGCGCAGCACTTCGGCAGGCGTTGGCTCCTCGCTCACGCCCAGCCAAACGTGATTTGGCTGAATGGTCGCTCTCGATTCGACTTGCATCCCGTTCATCGAGCTAATGACGGGCAGGTTGTCATCGTTGCCGCCGGGGATGTCGTGCCCATGCACATACGCGCGAGCAGCGGACAAAACCATCACGCGCCATCAGCGCGTCTATCTGCGCGGGATTCGAGCGGTTGTCCACGTGCAGTTTTGCGGTCGCAGTGTTGGATTTGTAATAGAGAATCATCATGTCTTTTTCTCGATGTGATAATGTTCCGCGATGACGTGTTCTAATTGCGCACGCGTCAGAATGATTTTGTATTGGTCTCCGGGCAGCGCCTGCATGAAATTGCAGACCGGCACGATGCCCTGCGCGCGCAGGGATTGAACTGCCTCGACAAGCGGCGAACGCGCGTTGGCGACAAATTCGATTTTCTTGAGCCAGTCCCACGTCGCGGACGCTTGCGGCAACCGGCGGACATACATCGCGTGCACGCGTTCGAGCGCGTCGGTTTCGCTCATTTCATTTCCTCGATTTGTTCGGGCGCGACAACGAGCGCGCCGCGCGTTTTGAGTTTCTTGCCGTTGAAACGCAGCTGCGTCAAGCGCACGCGTTTTGCTTGTTTGGACGCGCCGCGCGGTTTCAACACGTTCGCGGACGCGCGTTCGAGCCGGTTCGCCGCGCGTTCGAGCCCGGACGCGCGCAGCAATTGCACGGCGGTCTCGATTTCGTCTTTGAGGGGCAAAACGCGCGGCATAGGACAATCAATTGGTTTCGCGCGCTTTGGCGCGCGCTTTGCCAAGCGCAATCATTGCAGCATTGACCATGCCCCAGTCTGTCGGGCGTTTGTTGCCGAGTTCATCCATCAGTGATTCGATTGCCAATACCGCGCGGTCGCACGCGTTGAGAAGTTCGGGCGCGGCGGCGATGAGGTGCGCGTTGGCGTCGCATTGTGCGTCATCCTGAATCGTCAGGATGTCATTCGGTCTTACTACGCAAATGATGTTTGGGTCGCTCGGGTGGCCCGCGACGACGGATTCGATTGGCGTATAGTCCGGCACCCACCATTCGCCCTGTGTGTGCTTGTCCTTTTTTTCCATCCGGATTGTCCTTTCAAATTGGTTGACGTGGGCGCGCCGCCCCGCTTGACGGCACGCCCACGCAGGAGGAGAAGAGCCGCGTCACGATATTTTCCACTGCCCGCGTGCGACCGCGAAACCGAGCGTCGTCAGTTCCGCTTTGACTTTTTCAAAATTCGCAAACATTTTTTCGCGCGATTGCTCGCGCTCCATCCGCAGCGAAATCGAATCCGTGACCAAGAGCGTCCGTTCCCAACGGACGATTGCCGAATGACGCTCATTGACCGTGAGCAACGCGGTCACGACGGCGGTCGCGGTGTGCGGCGCATTGTGAAATTCGCCGCGCGGTTCGCCCGAAGCCGATTCGATTTCAATGCGCACGCTTTTCATGCCGCGTTCGCGCAGTTCGGCAACAAAATCTTCGAGTTCCACGAATTCAAGAATCAATATGCTCATTGTTTGTTCCTCTCTGCAAAAGTGTATCACGCGCCGCGCGTACGCGGCGCGTGAATTTTATCCGCCGAAACTAGGTTTCGGGCACGATGATGCCGTGCGCGGCGAGAAACGTTTGCAGCCGCCGCACTTCGGTTTCATAGTCCGCGGCATAATAAAAGTAATGCACGCTCCAGCCCAACGCTTCAAGCCACGCGCGTTTCGCCGCGCGTTTGTCGTTGCGTCCGAATGACGCGCGGTCGGGACGCTCCGTGCATTCGATACAACATCTCTGATAGGGAAACGCCACATCTACCGCGCGCGGGTCGCCGTCAATGACGTACTCGCGTTCCATCAGAACGCAAATGCCGAAATCGGCGAGCACGGCGCCGAGCAGTTGTTCGGGTTCGCTCGGATGCGCCAACCGGTACAAGCGCGCTTCGTTCGTCGCGATTTCCCACTGTGCGATTCCGGTTCGGGCGAATCCGCGTTTGCCTGCGCTCGAACGCTGCGCGTGAAACGCGTCGGGATGGCGTTCGCGAAACGCTTGTGCGACCGCGGCGTTGCGCGCAGAAAGGTCAGTGAGGTCGTGAATGCCGCACTTGCCGTCGGCGGTAAGGCGCATTTTGCAGTTGCCGCGCCGCGTCTTTTTTCCGCACAGGGCGATAGAGATGGTTTCCATCGGCATTGTCTCTGTCGTTAGCGGTCGCCGCGCGGGTCTGCCGGTGGATGCGGCGCGCCGCGCGTTACATCCGGTTCGCTGCGTTGCAACCAACGCCATGCGAACAAGAGCATCGCGCAAACAACCGCAATCGGCAGCAGCAGGCACAATACATACATCCATGTTTCGCCCTGCGTTTTGCCCGCCTGCGCGCGGTTCAATTGCGCTTGCGAGGCGAGCAAGTCCACCTCTGCCGCTTGTTTTTCTTTTTCGAGCGCGACCAGCGTCGGCGCAATCACGCCGCGCGCGTCGTTCAGTTTGATGCCGAGCTGCGCGGCGGACACGGTCGCGTCCGCGCGCACCGATGCGGTGGAGAGGTCAATCAGGTTCGATGAACCAAACAGCAGCAGCGCGCCCAGCACGAGCGCGACGACCGCTAAAACGGTGATTTTGCTATTCATGGTAATTTCTCCTTTTTGGATTGGAATGGTCACGCGCGGCGCGCGTTCTCACCGCCGCCAGTGCCAGGTCGTGCGATTGCAAATGTAACAGTAGAGCCGCACAAGCGGCAGCCAACGATGCGCCTGTATGCTGCTGCGGCACGCGCCGCAGGTATAGGTGTGTTTGTGTCTCATGGCGTTTCTCCAATGAGCATCTTCATGCGCCGACCTCGCTCGCATCGAGAATGTGCAGTCCCGGCGCGCGCACGACGGTGCCTTCGATTTCGCGCGCGAACACCATGCGATACGGATATTCGCTCGCATTGTGCGCGGCGTTCAACGCGCGTTCAGCGGCGCTGATGGCAATCCACGCATCCGGCGCGAGAACGATGTAGGCGGTTTCGCCCCACGCGTTTTTGAATTTGACGACGAACGCGCGGACGATGGGGGTGTCCGCGGGCGGATTGGTTTCGTAGAGGGTAGGGGATTCGCTCATGCGACCCCTCGCGGTTTCAATTCGCGGCACGCAACGACACGAATGCCGTCGGCATGACGCGCGACGAGTTGGGCAATCGCGGTTTGAATCGCATCGCACATGTCGTCGGCAGCGACATGGATGATTTCGGCAGGGGTGCCGTCGGCGGTCACGGTATGCACCTGATAGCGATGGGCAAAGGTGATGCCGGTATAGGGCAGGGGTTGGACGGAGTTTGTCGGCTCAAGCGGCTGCGGGTCATTGGCATCCGTGCCGCCGGGCACTTCGGCGTCGGTGTTGACGCCGTGCGCGCCGCGCGTTTTGAGGCGTTCGAGCGCGGCAAAGAGGGTGGGGTTTTGCGAAAACGTCCGCGCGGTCAGCGCAGGGTCGGACGCGGGGGGATTCAAAAAAACAGTGGGCATTTCACTTGACCTTTCGGTCGTGAAACGCCCACTGTGCGATACACCGAACCGTCGTTCGGGCAGTCCCGCCGGTTGTTGACCAGATGCGCCGCGCCTTGTCTGTAGACAACTCCCGTTCTGCGCTGGCACCGTCCCGGCATTCTCTGCAAGCGAATCTATGCTACAATTCGCTCAGTCTCGTCAGTGGGCATTTCACTGACCGGATGAGCGCGGTGTGAGTGTTGATAGCACTCGTGCCGCGCGTTTTTATTTGATGGAGAGATTATAACCGATGTTGTCTATGTTGTCAACAGTGTCTAATTTATCTTGACAACGTTGAAAACGGGTGTATAATCCTTTTTGAATTGGGAGGTGTATTATGGTCAAAACACCCCCCATGAAGGATGAAGCAAAGATGAATTTATTGCAGAAGAAAGAACTGACGGTTCAAGAGGCAGCGAGATTGTTAAACCTGTCGCGCCAAACTGTTTACAACATGATGCTGCGCGGTGAGATTCAAGAATCGAGTCGCACCACATTAGCATCCGGCGCGAAGGTTTCAACGCAAAGCGTGATTGAGTTCATGCGTAAAACGCAGCGCCCGGTTCCGTCGAAAATAAAGTAATCCTTCAGGGGACAAAAAAGAACAGCCAGCGTGTATCAGACGCCGACTGTCCCATTTGTCCCTATTTTCTTTTGCACGACCTGTCAGGCGCACATTAAGAATTGAATAGGGAAGGATATTTTGTAGAGCGCACGCGCGGTTTGGTGTATTTCTCAAAGAAAGGAATTACAAACCATGCGAAAGTTATCTTCTAGCCCACTGACCAACGCCCAGGAGCGACGCATTCGCGCCATTGTCCGCGCTGAAATCGGCAGAGTCCAAATGCGAACTTACAAAGTCGGATTAAAACGCCGAGAACAAATCAAACGACAAATGCGACGTGATGCCGCCACCTTGCGAAAAATGACGCCCGAGCAGCTCAATCAAATCTAAAATCACTCTTTCGGCTGCTCAATTACCTTTGTCCGCGAACGTTTCCCCATGAACGGCGCCAACGAAGTTTTGTTCTCCAACTGTATCGCTGTGATGTGCGGCAACCGCCACACATCCGGCGGGATCAAATCCATAAATTCAATCAGGGCATCTTGAATCGCCAACGCGATAGCCCGCCGCTCTTCGGGAGTAAATTCTCCGCTGGCGGTCAAAGACTTTTGCGCCGCTCGCGCGACAGACACCGATTTTTGTTTCACAATCAAATGTATCTTGCGCTGCTCGATTCAACGAGCAGCGCAGATAGAACAAAAGTGTGCCCCACTGCGCCGTGTGCGATAATTTACAGTTTGTCCGGGGCGCCCGCGTCGGGCATGTGCCCAAGAGACGAGACAGACCTCTCGGAAGGGAGCATCTGGAATAGTTAGGCGACGCCCCGGACAAATCACGCGTACTTGTTATATTGCTCCTGCAACTCACTCGCGGCATAAACGCCATAGTACGCATCGGTGACGCGAATGTCCGAGTGACCCAACACGCGCGACACCACACCCAACGGCGCGCCGTGTTCCAACATCGTTTTCGCCCGCGCGTGCCGGAGCGAGTGCGGATTCACTCGCCCCGTAATCCCCGCCCTTTTTTTTAGCGCGCGGAAGACGCAATAAATCGCCTCTTCCGTCAACGGCTTGAACGGATAACGCTCGGCGACGAACACGTGGTCGTCAAGTGTTTCACCCGGCAGCGGCAACGCTGCCGGACGCGCGGCAAGCCACTGATTCAGCGCCGCTTGCGATTCTTTCGTAAAAAAGACCGCCCGCGCTTTTGATTTACCGCCCCGCCCTTTTTCCCACACCAGCGCGCGACAGTTTGGCGTGTCGAGTTGTTCCAGGCGCAAGCCGGCGACGCCGCACAGGCGGCATCCGGTATCGCGCAAAAACAAAATCAACGCCACATTGCGCGCCGACAAGGTTACGGTCGCCGAGTGCCGCGCGGTTTCAATCAGTTTCTCCAAATCGCGCGGCGTAATCGCTTTCGGCGGACCCGCCGGCAGGGTCGGCAGTTCCAATTTCCGCGCTACGTTTGTCTCCAAATATCCTTCCCGATTCAACCAATTGAATAACTGACGCACCGCCTCCACCATCCCCTTGATGGTGTAGATGCTGTAGCCGCCCCGAACGGGCGCGCGGCGGTTGTGCGCCAGATAGCGTTCCTGTTTTTCAAAGAGCGTGCTGCGCCAGCGGCGCAGGTCGTGCAAAGAGATTTCGTTAACGAACGGATTGTCCAGACAGTCGGTCAATGAACGTAAGTAGAGTTCATTGTTTCTCAAAGTTTTGTGTGTGACCGTGTGGACGCGTGCACTAATAAAAAAATGAATGGCGTCGCGCAGTCGCATAGGGTCCGAAACTCCTGGAACGATGTAGGTATTCTGTTTTTTTACCATCGCAAAAAAATGACGCGACGCATGACCGGCAACACCGGAACATGTCGCGTCAGGGGAAACGTCAACGCGGCGGTCAGGCGGACCGCGCGGCAGCGTTTGCCCAAACTGTCGGGGGAGTGACATTGCATCACGAAACGCGTTCCGTGATGTGCGTGTCTGCGAAAACACCATCACGGACGGCGATGTTGCCCCCCCGATAAATAAAAATGACCGCGCGGTGCTGCCAACACCAACGCGGTCTACAGTGACCATCCCTCGCCCGCGTGAGCGTCGGGAGTGTCGCGCGTCATTATCGCGAATTTACTTTCCGCTTTCAATACAACATCCGTTCCGAAATTCTGTTCCAAACTATTGTGCTATGCCGTCGTCTCTTGAACCCGTTACGCTCTATCCGATTTTTACGCGCGTTTGCCTGCGCTGCCAGCGTCCGGTCAACGGCTACGGGTACTATACGTTGTATGGCTGCATCATCATTACGCACAACGGCAGCAGTAAAAAAGTTCACGGCAGCGGCGAGGCGGTGCATCATCGCTGCCCCGAAAGCAGCACGCCGCGCGCGGTCCCCCACGACAACGGGATGGAAGGCATTTCGGAATATACGCGGCACACGCGCAACGTCGAACAGGGCATTGACTATAACGCGCGCACCGGACGCTACGCGGCGCGCGTCGGCAAGAAACGCTTGGGCACACACGCCACACCGGAACTCGCCGAGCAGGCGCGTCAAGAATACATTGATTCCGCGACCGCGCACCGGCATTATCGCAAATCCAAAAAACGAGACCGAAAGGAGCGTAGAGCGAATGCAAACTAGTTTGAAGGTCGGGGACGTTGTGCGGCGCAAGGGCGACCCATCCGGTCGGACGCGCGCCGTCAAAGAACTCTACAGCGGCGGGCAGATTGTCATGCTCGACGACTTTTTGGACGGCTGGCTCATTTGGGACGCGCGGAAATTGCAGCGCGTCGAACGCGCGGCGACGCAGTCCCCCGCCAACGCGCGACCGACTTCCGTCAAGCGAGAGGCACAATGATTACGACCTCTGTCACTCTGCCCGGCGACTCGCACAAAATAAATTTACTGCGCGCGCTGAAAGGCGCGCCGCTCTCGTGCCTGCACGCGTTATACCTCGCGCACCCAACGCCGCTCGACCGCACGCAGTTGTGCTTGATGACCGATTACGGCAAGGATGAAATCACCCACGCCATGCGCCTACTCTGCGATTTACACGGCTTTGCCACGCGGCTCGGACGCTACGCCGGTTGGATTCTCACGTCCGTCGGAGCGCAATTGCATTTGCCCGGCTTTCCGGTGCTTGCGAGCGCGGATTCCGGCGAAATTCGCACAGATGTTCCGCGCGCGCTTGGCGAAAGCGATTTTTCCGCTTTCCCGAATGGTAGTAGTGGTAGTTTATATATATCCTCTTCAGATGATTTAGTACAAACCACTACTACCACTACCGGACGGGAAGGCGATTTTTCCGCTTTCGCAAAACCGGACGAACTCGGTCCGCATAAACCCGCCATTGACCTTTTGCCGTCCGAAGCGAACGACCTCATCGAAACCTATTTGCGGGGCTGCAAACGCGCCACCTCCCAACACGCCGTGCGCGCGGCGCTCGCGCGCGGCGATTCGCTCGCCGACATTGAAGCCGAAATGATTGCGTGGGTCATGTATGCCGAATCCCCGCTCGGCAAGGGGATTCGCTCACCGGCGATTCATGCCGTGAGCAAAATCAAGGACGGCGAAAAATGTCCGGAGTTTCTTTTCCGCGTGAACAAACAGGACCGCGAGCATGGCGACACATGGCGCAAATGGTTGGCGGCAAACGAAACCTGGCTCGCGCGTTTGCGCGAACTGCAAACGCCGGCGTCCGACAACTCCGCGCCGGATGCGCCCGCCGCGCGCGTGCCCGAATTCGCGGAGCCGGTTGCAAACGATGCGCCGGAACCAACCCTCACCGACGCGCGCGCCGTTGAGATTTGGAGCACCGCGCTCGCGGAACTGCAATTGCAAATGACCAAAGCCACGTTCGACACGTGGGTCAAAACTGCATTTGCGATGGCTTACGACCGCGAGCGCGCGGAATTGGTTATCGGCGTTCGCAATCCCTACGCCAAACAATGGTTGGAGAATCGCTTGTACGGAATGATTGAGCGCACGGTGCTGCACGTGCTCGGCGTCGCCACGCAAATCAAATTTACGCAGGTAAGCGCGACATGAAACGTTATGCCTTTCCCTATCGGAGCGGAATTCGCGCCGTCGTGCCGCTCACACCCGAATTGATTATCGCGTGGGCGCTCTTGAAACAAATGCGCCTGCGCTTGGAATTGTTTTATCCGCGCGAAAAAACGCGGTGGAACTGAAACGCTAAACGTTGTCCATAGACAAATCACAAGGGAGACCCTAACCATGTCTGACCAACCGAACGGAACGCTCCGCGCGTTCGACCCCGAACTCGTTTTCGCCAACCCCTATCAACATCACTCCGCGCGCCGTTTTCGCGGCGAGGAATTCGATGCGCTCGTCGAAGACATCCGCGTCAACGGCATCCACCAACCCCCGCCCGCGCGTCCGCATCCCGACGTCAGCGGCGCGGTGCAATTGCAAATGGGACATCGCCGCCTCGCCGCGTGGCGCGCCGCGTTTCCAGACGAACCACCCTTTACTGTAATTCTCAAACCGCTCACCAATTTTGAAATGCTTGAGGGTGTAATAGAAGAAAACATCCACCGCACTGACCTGAACGACATCGAGCGCGCGCAAATGATTGAAACCTACAAGCAGGTGCGCCCCGATGCCACGAATGCGGACCTCGCGCGCGTGTTCCGTCTCAAGGACCCGGCAAGCATCAGCAACATTCGCAAACTGTTGCGCTTGCCCGCGCCGATCCAGCAGCACGTCGCCAACGACGAGTTGCCCGATGCGCTGGCGCGGCAACTCGTCGGCGTCGCCGCGGTGAATCCGAAAGCGGCACAAAAAATCGCGGACGAAGTGGCAGCCGCGCCGAAATCGGCAAAGCAGGAAACGTTCGATAACTCCATTCGCCGCAACTATTCCAACAAACTCGTGCCGCTCGGCAATTGGACGCTCGATTGGTTGGAGGACGCGCCGGTCGAGACGACCCTGGACCTCGGCGACGGGGACAATTTCATTGGCGCGTGTGCCGGCTGCGTGTTCAATGTCGGCGGGAACCGCTGCGCGCGCAAACTCTGCCGCGACGAAAAAAATAAAATGTTTGCCGAAGCAGAAGCCGCGCGCGTGTCCGCCAAACTGAAAATCTCCGCCGTTGCGCCGGGCGAAACCACAACCCCGTTATTCCGCAACGCGTATGGCGACGACGACCGCGCGCGGGACCTGCTCAACGCGCGCAAGGACGTTCGCGCGGTATTGCGCCTCGCGCCGTATGCCGGTGAATATCACAATTCCTTGTCGCACGTGCTCGGATCCGCTGCGCTCACCCTGGTCACAACCGACAAAAATGCAATTGACGCGTATTTCGCCGAACGCAATGCGCCCGCCAAACCAGCGCGCGCCGTGTCCACAGACACCGAAAGCGACGCCGAACGCGCGAAACGCGTCGCACAAGAGCAAAAAGAAATGGACGCCAAACGCGCGGCGCGTTCCGCAATGTGGAAATCGTATTATGACGGTTTGTGGGTGATGGAACATGCCGCGCTCGAAATCGGCGCGGCATTGACCCCACATCATCGCGGGACGTTCGTCGGATTTATCGCGTTAGAATTTTTCCGCAATCACCGCGCGGTGTTGGGCGCGGAACCCATTGAAACGCGCTTCCGGTCGGAATTCAAAACCGCGACGGATGAGACCATGCGCCGGCAATGGCAATTGTCTATCGTCGCGCTGCGCGTCATTGCGCAGGAAGCCATCGCCGGTTATTTCAGCGCCTCAAACAACGAACGCGAAACCAATTATCCCAAAGTGAAAAAGGTTGTCGAAGCACTGTGCGCCGGTGACAACCGCGACGCACAGCATCCCGGCTTTGGCGTAACGCTCCCGGACGGGTGGGATGTGCCGCCCATCCACTACACCGCGTTCAACTGCTGGCACTGCGGTGTGTTCGCCGGCAACACGTCGGAAAAATTGACCCAGCGCGATAGGAACGAAGATGGCTGGGTAGACAACGGGGACAAGGGCGTGTTCTGCTCGCAAGCACACGCGGACGAATACACGCAGGCGGCGTTGAAAACCATCACGCGCAAACTGTCGAAAACAGAGCGCGGAGCGAGAAAGGACAAGAAATGAAACGCGCGAACGGCAAAACGGCATACGCGCAAACCGCGCGGCGCGAATTTGTCCGCCCCGAGGAAACCATCGAACCGGAATTCGGCGACAGCGACGCGCTCGCCGGTTTCACGCTGCCGGACCTCGCGCTCGAACCGACGACGACGCTTTTGACTGTGCACGCGGCGTTTACCGCGCAGCACATCATCGGCGAATTACGCTACCACTGGGAGTTGGGCAATCTCACGCGCGGCGACCGCGCGATGCTCGCCCAACTCGGCAAGGAAATCGCGCAAGAATTTGAAAAGGAGAATTGAACAATGCCAAGCATTACCTTGCGCCACGTCGTCGTCGGCGCTGCCAAAGCCGATTTCGTCAAACATTCCATTCGCGTTTCACTCGATTTGCCGCTCAATGACGAAACGCTCGCCCTGCGCTCGAAACTCGCGTATCTCGCAATGGAAAAAGAATCCATCACCGTCACGCTCGAATCCGCGCAATTGCCGCTCTTTGGCGGCGATACGGAATTGCAAAACACTGTCAAAGCGGAAGCGGCGCGCGTCGAATTTGTCACGCTGTCGAGCGGCAGCAACTCGGTCACGCTCGACGCCACATCCCGCGCGCGGATGGACCGCGCACTCGAACCCGTTTCCGATTTTACGCGCGACGTGCTCAACGACGGCGAAGAGAACGCGACGCCGCGCAAAGTTCATTTCATCGACCAACCCGAAATCAAACGCGAACGCGCGCGCAAGGCAAAAACCAAAAAACGCGCGTAGCGGAAACGCGCGTTCAACCCATCCGAAATCAAAAATCCGAATTCCGAATTCCGAAATCAAAAAAGGAGACCCATGCAAGTCCAAATCAAACGCCGCTTTATGATTCTGCTCGACGAAGATGAAGCCGAAGAATTTCTCGATGACCCAACGGACGTACAGACGCGCGTCCGCGACCAACTGCGCAACGGGCACGTGCCGCCCGGCGCGGTGACGACAAATTTATCGTCACCGCCATCGTCTCACGGAAAGGGCAGTGCGAAGGAAAAAGCCCGCCCAAACGCGCGGGGGCGGCGCGCGATGAAGCGGGTGCCGTGCCCGGACTGTGGCAAAGCGCTCCCGCCCGGATGGTTGATTCGCCATCGCGCGTCGCATCACAACGCCCTGTTGCCCACCGCACCCGCCACTGCCCGCGCTGCCACCGAACCATCAGTCGAGTAAATCCGCTGCACCCGTTTCAAAAACGCTGTCTGATTTGCCGCGTCGAACATGATTTCAAGGAAATGAAACGGGACACAGAGGATTAAAAAATCGGGCAGCACGCGACGGGAAACGCACGCACTGCCCTGCTCCGCCGGTGAGACGACGGAGGTAAAAAAAATTATATTGCGCTTGGGTCACAGACGCAAGCGCCCACAACGGGAGGTTTTGTATGAACAAATCGTATGTCTATAGTTTTATCCCCATCGGCGTCGCCCTTGTGGCGGGCGGCATCCAGACAGCGATTATCGGTTACTCGTTTTCGGCGGAGCAATGGTATATCGCCGGTCTGTTGATTGTGTGCGTCTGGTTGACGGCAGGCATGGACGCCGCCGCGTTTCACCATAGCGCCGTCAGCGGCGCGACGTGGGCGCAAAAAATCTTTTTGGCAATCTCCGCGCTCTCGCTCGTCGTCGTCTTGAGCGTTGACCTGGTGTGGATGTTCGCGCCCGGCGCGTTCAACACCAGCGACGCAATTATCAAAGACCTGTCGTACGCGACCGGTGTCAATCTCGCCGTCAGCGCGTTGTGCCTGCTTGCGTGGATTTTCTTTTCGCAAGACCACGCCGACGACCGCGAAGCGGCGCAGCAGGAATCCGACGCCATCCGCGAACGCCGCCTTGCGTTTCTCGAATCGCCCAAGGCGCAAGCATTGTTCGACCAATTGGTGTCCGATGAAATCCTGAGCAAAATCGCCAAACGCCAGCGCCGCGCCAAATACGTGATCGCGCAGACGACCGCCCCGCTGAAAACGATTGACCAACCGAAAACGGACAAACCCGCCGCGAACACGCGGTCGCTGACCGGACTTTCAGCGACCGAAGCCGAATTGCTTGGCGCGGTCTTGGAGAAAACGCGCTCCACCCCGCAAAACGGGGGAACGTATCAGTCCGACGCACCAACCCTGCCGCCGCAAGCGGACCCAAAAGCATAACCCGCCCCGACCCATCCGATGTTACGACTATAGAACGCGCGTTCGCCGCATCGGAGGCGGAACACCCGGACGATGCGGCGAACGCATCCAACGAAAATGGACTGTTACAAACTGATACTGGCACTGCTGATAGTCGGACTCATCGCCAAAGCACTGTCGCTGACGGCGATGTATCTCTCGATTCGGGCACGGCGCAAACAGCAGGACGAAATGGGCAAGTAATTCGGGGGGGCAAGAACGATTTTTCGGGGGGGCATGGCGACGAAATCGGCGCAAGTCGGGGGGGCATGGATGGTTCCCCCCTACAGAATCGGGGGGGCATAGACCGCGCGGCGATCCGTGCGCTCGCTGAGGAACGCATCAGTGGCTGGCGAGAATACCGCCACAAGGGGGGAAAGTGGTTTTACCCCCGCGACCGTTGGTGGGACTTTGATTGCGACCTGCTCGAAAATCCATCTTGCCCGTATCGGGGGGCAGATTGGCACAAACACAGCCAAAACCGCTCGGATGTGCCGCCCAAAACAAAGGAGCATTATGACAACTGGATTGCCGCCCGTGCCGCGCACCGCGCCGAACTCCGCGACCATCGAAACGCCGCAAGCCGGGAGCGTGGTGGAGCATCTGCTCGCGCTCCTCTTCGCGCAGCCGCAAACGATTGAGATTGTCCTTGCGCGCAACGCCGCGTTCGTGGACGTGATGTGTTTTGCGCGGCGCGAAGGAGATTTCAAATTCGTCCAAGACAAGTGGGAATTGGACAGCGGCGATTGGCTGCTCGTGCGCGTGTCCGATGCGACGCCCGGCGAAACGGACGCGGGCGGCTTGCGGCGTATGCTGCGTCCCCGCGCGGCATTGTCCGCAGACAAGGAAAACAATGGATAAATTTCAAATCAAGATTGGCGAACTTGTGGTCTCGCGCGAGCCGGTCTATCTCGACCTGCGCAAGCTCGTCGAAACGCGCGCATTGATTGAAGCATCGAGCGGCGGCGGCAAGTCCACCCTCATGCGTCTCATTGCCGAACGCGCGGCGGGCGTGATGCAAACCATCATCCTCGACCATGAGGACGAATTCGTCACCCTCCGCAAAGTGCTGGATGTTTTGCTCGTCGGGGATGGACGTGACGTGCCGATTACAGTCGAAAGCGCCGCCATGCTCGCGCGGCGTCTCGCCGACATGCGTATCTCTGCGGTCGTGAATCTCTACGACCTCGAACTCGAAGGACGCCGCGCGTTCGTCGCGGAATTCCTCGCCGCGCTGCTGAACGTGCCAAAAAGCATGTGGCATCCGATGCTCATCATGCTCGACGAGGCGCACATCTATGCGCCCGAAAAGGGCAATACACCGTCCCGCGCGGCGGTCGTCAATATGATGTCGCAGGGACGCAAACGCGAGTTTTGCGAAATCGTCGCCACACAGCGATTCAGCAAAATTGACAAGGACGGCATCGCCGACGCGAAAAACGTTTTCATCGGCGGCACCGTGCTCGACGTGGACCAAAAGCGCGCGGGAGACATTCTCGGACTGAAAACAGCAGACTATCCGCTGCTGCGCGATATGGGCGCGGGCGAATGGTACGCGTTTGGTCCGGCGCTGGTGTCGAGTCAAAAGGGCGTTATTCACTTTGTCGCCGACAAGCCGCAAACCGAACGACCGAAATCGGGCACGCAAGATTTTGTCGTGCCGAAAGCGTCGGACGTGATTGAATCCCTCGTCGCACAGCTGGGGGACATTCCCGCGCAGGCGCGCGAAGAATCGGACATGCTCGAACACTTGCGCTCCGAGAACGCGCGTTTGAAACGCGAATTGACCGCGCGTCCCGTGTTGAGCGTCGTCGAAACACCGGAACCGCGTGTCGAGATTCAAGTCATCGAAAAGCCGGTGCTGAACGGGCAGTTGCCGCGGCTCGAAGCCGCGCTGGACCGCATGAGCAATGATTTTGTTATTCCTCTCACGCAGGGCTTGACTGCGTTGATTGACCCCATTGCAGTCGAACTGCGCTCGATTCACGATGCCATCGAACGCGTCCAGAACGCGCCGCCCGTAACCCAAACAAAATCGCGGTGCGTCACGGCGAGCGCATCGTGCTGCACAATCCGTTGTCGAGGTGAACCATGACACTCACATCAACCCACACCGCGCCCACGCCCGCCGCGCGTTCAGCAAACACCCTCGTCGAAATCGGCATGCAACTCAAGCGGGACGCGCGGGCGCGTCCCGACACGATGGTCGAACCACGTCAACCGCTTGCCAACAAGGCGAAACTGGCGATGGTGTATTACCGCGCCGACCAAAAATTTTTCTTGCGCATCGCGCGCAAGGGCTTGAGTCCGCTCAACGATTTCTCGACTCCATCCGAGACGCGCATTGGCGGCGCCGCGCGTCTCAAGCGTTGGCAGAATGAAATCAAGACCTTTCGCCGCGACCTGCAAGTGCCGGCAGACGCGGCAGAATATGACGGTGCAGCAGAATTGTTTTATTGGGTGGATTTGTATTGGAAGGAGGCAGAATGAGACACATTTCATTCGCATTGACAACGGCAGCCGTGCAGGCGCGCTGCAAAGATGTGACCCGCCGCGAATGGGACGACGACTATGCCGCGCGTTTTCAAAAAGGCGAGGTCGTCGGCGCGCTCGATAAGACGTTTCGCGCGGGCGGCAAACAATTCGGCACGATTCGCTTGCTTGAGAAACCGTACAAAGAATCGGAAGCGTTGATGCCGGACCGCGATTACGCGGGCGAAGGGTTTGAATTTCTCGACAAGATTCCGCGTTTCAAGCCCAAGATGTGGGAACACACCATCTTGCGATTCAAGTTTGAGAATGACCGCGAGTACGGCGACGAGTTTTGGGTTGTGCGCTTTGAGATTCTCGACATCACTCGCACGCTGGAATTCACCGCGCGCGAGTGGGAAACGATTCGGCAGATTCAAAAATTTTTACAGGAACATCCATACACGGAGGCATCATGTACCAACGCATAATCATTGTCGGCAATCTCGGACGTGACCCGGAGATGCGCTATACGCCAAACGGCACGTCGGTCACACAATTTCAAGTCGCCACGTCGCGGCCAATACCTCGCCAAAGGCAAAAAGGTTTTGGTTGAAGGACAACTCGTCGTAGATGAAAAAACGGGCGGACCGCGCACCTATCGTCGCCGCGATGATACAGTCGGCGCATCGTTTGAAGTGCGCGCAACGCTCGTGCGCTTTCTCTCTCCGAAAGGGGAGGGCAGCACATCGCGCGCCGAAGAACACGCGGATGAGATGGGCATGGAGACCGTTGGCGACGGCGGCTCAATGAGCGAAGAGGAACTCCCGTTCTGATGTGTCCCGATATTGAATGGCAGTCCGAGCAATACGAATTCGGCTATCCGCGTTTGCGCGCAGAATTTCGGGCGCGCATTGAATTGCTCGAGCAGGAGCGCGATTTGTGGCAACGTCGCGCCGAAGCGCAACTCGACATCACGCGCGCAGCGGTCGCCATCGTCGCCGCACCACTTCAGATTTATGACAGCCGAGTAGGGCAGAGCGGCTATCGCATCTCGACGCAAGAGTTTGAGTATCTGCAACGCGCGGTGGACGCACATCAGAAACTCGCCGCGCAAGAAGCGGACGCGCGTTCGGAATCAAACTAAAAATCTTCGCGGCGCGCGTTCGCGGTCGTCTGCGCGCCGCGTTTTTCGCGCTATTTCTAACTTACCAAAAGAACCCTTTTGGTAACTAGACAACAAAAAGACATGAAAACCACTTCTGCTTTAACCGTTCCGCACGAGACCGCATTGTCCAACGGACGTTCTTTGTCCGACGAATCGCAAGCGCGCATCTTGAATTATTTCGGCTCGCACATCGCGCAAGGCACGGACGATACATATCGAGATGCGTTCGCGGGCTTTCAATTTTTTTGTAATTGGAAGCATCACCCTGCCCTGCCGGCATCCGTCGAGGCGGTGCTGGACTGCATCACGTTCATGGCAGACGAAGAAAAAAGCGTCTCGTGGATTCAAGTCACGCTCGCCGCGATTTCGTATCATCACCGGATGCACAAGCTGGATGACCCAACCCAAGACCCGCGCGTGACGGTCATCATGCGCGGTATTCGACGGCAGCGCAAAACGCGCCCAGGGCAAAAAGAACCCATCACGCGCGAATTTCTCGCCGAGATTCTTTTGCGCTTGCAAGAGGATACGCTCGTCAACGTGCGCGACCGCGCGCTGCTTTTGCTCGGGTACGCGGGCGCGTTTCGCCAATCCGAACTCACCGGGCTTGATGTGTCCGACGTGCAGCTGCGTCTCGACGAAATGATTGTGACGCTGCGCAAATCAAAGACGGACCAAGAAGGACGCGGGATTGTCAAACGCATTCCGCGTGTGGCTGCCACGCCAGAGATGTGTCCGGTCGCCGCACTCGAGCAGTGGCTTGCGGCGGCGGAGATTACCGACGGTCCATTATTCCGCAAGATTGACCGCTGGGGGCATCCGTCGAAAGCGCGCATGAGTCCGCGCAGTGTGGCGTTCATCGTCAAGCGGGATTTGCCCTTGTCCGCAGACAGCGCGCAGTACGGCGGTCACAGCTTGCGCGCAGGATTCGTCACGCAGGCGGCGCAAGACGGCACGCCCGAGTACGAGATTCAAGAAGTCACAAAACACAAGAGCGCCGACATGCTGCGACGTTACATCCGTGACAAGGGCATCGGGCAGCACGCCGCGATTCGGCGCGCGTTGACGGGTGAAGATTTGTAACCACTGTGCGCGCCTAGCGTATTATTGAAAAGTGGGATATAATTCAAACAGTCAAACGAGGGACAAACAATGCCAAAACTGCGAATCGAATGGGACGACGACAAAGCCGAACGAAACGTAAAGCGGCACGGCGTCACGTTTGACGAAGCGGCGACGTGCTTTGACGATGAATTTGCCTTTATCTATCCCGACGAACTGCATTCCGACGACGAAGTACGCGATATTTTGATTGGTTACTCGAATCGCAATCGGTTGCTGTTGGTGGTCTTTACCGAACGCGGCGACGTGGCGCGCCTCATCAGCGCACGCCGCGCCGAACCGAAGGAGCGCAAGCAATATGAGCAAACAAAAAGATTCTAGGGGCGTCCCGCCCGGCACGATGACTGCCGACGACGACGTGATGCCCTTGTACGACTTGGACGCGGCGAAAGCGAAACCCAACCGCTTCGCGCATCGCGAAAAAGAAATCGTCGGTGCACGCGGCGGCGCGCGTCCGGGGGCAGGGCGCAAGCCCGCGCCCGAACCCCTCGTCGCCAAAAAAGTGTATCTCTCGGCGCGACATCTCAAAATCTTGGGACGTGTGGACAAGAACTTGAGCAAGGCGATTCGCAAACTCGCCGATAACGCATCCACACGCCAACGTGGAGACACGCCGTGAAAACATATTCGTTTTTGCAGTTGCTGGGATGGTTGTATCGAATCGGCGGGGTGCTGCTCTTGCTTGGCGGCATCTTGTGGACGCTGTCCGGATGCGCCCAAGTGCTGCAACCGTACAATACCGCCGGTTGGGGGACGCTGCTGAACGGCGTATTGTTGATTGCGGTCGCGCTCGTCTCGTTGGGCTTGGCGGAATTGATTTCGCTCTTGTTTGAAATCCGCGCGCGGTTGGCAGGGACGTATGTCGAACGCGCGCCAACGCCGAAAACGCCCGCAACGACTCCCGCCCGTGCCGACATTGACTCCCCTACAACTCCCGCGTAATCTTAATGAGCACCCCTCGGCAGCGTCTTTTTTGCGCGCAAACGCGTTTGCGACAGAACGAGCGTTCTGCTACAATACGCGCATGGTTAACCACACATCACTGCGCGCCCGCGTGGTAGATGCGGCGAACCGTTGGTAATACCGTTCGCGGGCGCGCTCCCCTTGCCCGCTATGCATCCTCAAACATTGGCTGCACATCTTCTTTCAGCAGCCAACTTAACGCCAATCTCTCTTCGCCCGAAAATTTCACGCCTTCCGTTTCCAATGCCGACGCGCGAATCTTGCCGATACCATTGAGCGTTACTTCCGTCTCGAGCAAGTCTTTGAATTCCGCATCAAATGCCTCGCGTTGTTCGGGCTTGATGTCAAAGTTGTTGGGGTTCTTTTCGCGCGGCGTGCCGTATTTTTCCAGCAACTTGAGATGCGCCGCGCGTTTGGCGTCGAGATGCTTGCCGACCTCTTTGAGCACGAGCGCAAGCGTGAACGACATGCGCGCGCTCACGTCGTCTTGCGCCAATGCCGCCAGCGCGTTTTCGCTGTTGACCAAATCGCCTAATTTTACGTTCATGTTTTTTTCTCCTTGCATAATCCGAAACGAGTTTCGGATTATGCGTCCAGCGAACGCGCGTCCACGCCCAGCGCAACCAACGCGCGCTCGTAACGGTCCACACGCAGCGCCAACTGCCGCAGCGCATCAATCGTCAGCCCAAACAATCCTTTCATGCTGACAAAATGATGCCCGTCCGGGTTGAGGGTCAATACGCCCGTGTCGTGCAGAATCTGCGCATACTTTTCTACATCGTGTGCGAACTCGCGACGATAATTGGGCGGCTGCGCGGTTTTGACGCGATACGCTTCCAATAGCGCCACGTCGTCGTGGTCATCCCACGCATTGATATTACTCGTCGCGTCCATGTGAATATCACCTTCCGCATCCACCAAAAATTTCGCCGCCGTGTTGCTCCGCACGACAAACAAATTTTCATTT